AGCGACACCACCAATACGCAGCGGAGCTCGTTGATCCGTGCTGATACTTTACCTTGCTGTTGCCGTTTGCATAGTAAGCATACTGTGCCTGGCTGTTCTTTTCGTATTCATTTGCATAGGAACGTGCGCCCTGTACTTCATACTCTGAAAGCAGGGGCAGATAATCCACCGACGATGTGACATTTGCCGAGGTATTGGAGCTGTTGCCCTTGTTATCCGTATACTTCGTGATGGGCTTCATCACGTTGCGGAGATCTGAAGGTAAGGCCGCCATGAGCGTATTGCTCACCGGAGACGTAGCGGTATCGCTAGCCGCGTCGTATCCGACACGGCTTGTCTGAGGCGTTGAACCATATCCGCTCGGAGCCTGCTTTGTGGATCCTAAGATGTCATACCTTGCGTCGCATCCTTTCCAGCCGCCGTAATTCGTATTATATGGATTTGAAGAACCGCCCCAGTGGTTCAAGTTGAATATCTTTGAGCCATCCGACTTGTTGGTGTTGTATGATGCGTCGCATAAGCACACATCCGTCCCGCCTGTCTTTGCGGTCTTGAAGCATCCGAAGGAAATCCCGCTGCCCTCCGTGGCGCTATTATGGTCTATGCCTAAAATGAACACATATAAATCCACATTGGATAGTGAGAGCGTCCCTACCGTTCCATTTAGTCTGATCTTCTTGCAATCACCTACACTCCAATAGCCCGAAGCTGTTCCGGCGGCACTCACGGCGCTTATCTGAGCCCATGTAGCATCATCCAGCTCCCCGATAAAGGAAAGCTCCACGGCGATTGTCGCGCTTGTGGCATTGTAGTTTGAGGATGCAGCTACGTTCACCGTGACATTGACAGTCTTACTATCCTCGCTCTCTGCTGTCAGAGTGATAGTATTTCCTGATACAGAAGCCGAAACATCCGACGGTGAGGCAGATGATGCGCTTAATGAGCCTGTAGCGCCCGATGCCGTAACCGTGGCAGTAAGATGATCGGGGTCAAGGGTTACGCTGTTTGTTGAAAGCGTTACCGCCCCCGCTGCCTTCGCGATAGACCATGATACCGTTTTGGGAAGCGCCGACCCATCCGACCATGTATAGCCGGGGTTGAGCGTAAATGTAGCCGTATAGCTTCCTGCATTCGTGCCTGTGTTGCCCGATACGCTCATTTTTGACGGCTCGTAATTGCTGAAACTCTGCGTCTGTTCCGTTCCGTTATATGTCAATGATCCGTATGCCGTGGGGATAGTAAGCTTTTCAAGCGCCGGAGTGACATTGAGGGCCGTTCCCTTTGTTATGGCTCCTGCCTTTGATACCGGGAAAAACCTATAATAATAGGTTGTTCCGAAGCTTACATCAGTATCCACAAAAGCAGATGAGGCGTAGTTGTCGCGCACATTATTGACAAGTATCTGCGTCCCGTCGTTTATGTCATTCGGTGCGGATCCTGCCTTTCTCACAAGTACAGTCCTGTCCCATTCCGCTATCACGGCACCGTTGTAAATTACATCCGCCGGATCCGACCAAAGGATAGACACGCTCTCTGTTCCTTCCGTGGTAGTTGCCGAAGCTCCTGATACGTCGGTCAGCTTGGATCCATTCTGGATAAGGAGGTCTATTGACTCCTTCAGTACAATGTCATTCTCAATAAGCTGCTTCGCTGCAGCGTTCGCATTGGTATCGCTTACGGCATCCGATGATTCCACTATGCTTATGCTGTCGGAATATGTAGCCGATGTTGGCGTGTAATTCTGCATGTTTCCTCCTTAAAAAGCATCATCTATAACATAGGTCTGCTCTGTCTCTGCATCTTTGCCTTTGGGGATAAAGGACTTTATGCACATCAGATCGCCCTCTGTATCGTACAGGGCTATCTCGCTGATGTTCTCCCCGACAAGCTCGCTGGTGCCTAATATGCATTTATATCTGCAAGTAGTGGCGCTTATCATCTCCGTGGATGATATGGCCTTGCGTGCCAGCTCCGACCTTAGGGCTGTCTGCCCCGGGGTCGGCGGTATCACCGTGCCGCCTGAGTCCGCACCACCGTCACCAAAAGCCATACCTGCAATAGTAGGCAACGTAATTAACCCCGCTCTGGCTTTCGCCATATTCTCGCGGGCTTTCGCAGTGATTATTGTGTTAAGATTGCTCATTTTATAAGTCCTCCTCCTCGTAGGATGAATTAAATTGATATGCGCCGTCATAAGCAATTACGCTATTGTAATGGTAGCAAGGATCCGACTCTTTAATTATCGCGGCGCTTATTCCTTCACTTACCGCGACTTCAAACCTTACTTCATTGGATACGTTAATATCTTCGGGACTATCCATCACGTTCCTGTTGATGAATGCGCTTGTTATAGTCTCCAAATACGACTCATCAAGCACTGTCATGTACCAGAACTCGTTGAAAATATCCGTCTCGCCGTAGTGATCTATGATTTCCTCGTGATCCACGTCGGGACCGTCAAGATCTGTTGTGATCCTGCAGGTAAGATCTATGAGATGCGACCTCGCATTTTTGACTTGTCCGACGGTCTTCATAAACCGCTTGATATTGTCGTTGGTGAGCTGGACACCAACCCACAATTTGAATGTCCCTGGTGTACCGTTAAACTCGAACCATTCTTCTACGGTGCCCTCTCCCCATATATCTTTAGCTACCGATTCAACGGCCGCCTTAGTTCCCAGATGCTTATGTACCTCATCAGCGTTCTTAACAAGCTCCCGCTTTATCTCTATGCTCCTGTCTGACTTTGGAGCAAACCAATCTATATCAAGCTCCCACGCAAGAGCGTCAAGAAAATCCTCAGGAAGCTCGTCTATAACGCCCCAATCTGAACAAAGACGTACTTTATCGGCTATATCTTTAATTACCGGATCGAGTGCTCTCGCTATAGCAACATCATCGGCTTGTCCTTGCATGAAAAGAGGCAAAAGCTTTTCTATTTCGCAATCATTTAGTCTCATTCTTCCACTACCTCGTGCGTCACTGTGATATTTCCGACTTGTGCGACTTCAAAATCACCGACGGATGTATTTACCGGTGAAGTGATATCAAGCCGGATACATCCGACTCCGCCCGCTGGTGCCATGCAAAGAGCCATGAGTTTGTCAGGATTGATATTCCTCCCAATAGCTCCAGCCTGCCATTCGACAAACTGATCTATAGCCCCGCCGTCTCCTTCGATAGATGCTACACAGTCCGCTTCATCTTCAGCGGTAGTGTAATATTTCAGTTCGATATCATAGGTCTTCGCCGTGGGTGCCAGGATATTCACCTGATCGGTGAGCGGTCTCACATCGTCCGCGCTGCATATAGCCTCGACTGCATCAATAACGCTCTGTGACGGTATTCCTGAATCTGTAAGGACATAGATATTGACCACACAGGCGCTAGGCGAGTCCACTACCACGTCTATGATCGAGCTGTCCGCTGATTTAGCGTAATACTGATATGCCTTGACCGGTCCCGCAGTGGAAAATGTTGAGTTTGAAAGCTGTATTCTTTCACGGTATTCTTCGTCTTCTTCTTCGTCGGATCCGCCGGACGTCACCGTGGTATTGATTGCCGTTGATACTTTGTCAATAGTGTCAACAAGCTGAGCGACCGCCCCTGCTGCATAATCATTTCCTTCTGATCCGTCAACGGTACATGTTCCCGTGACATCTCCGTAGGTATCGCCTGCTGATATTGCAAGATCTTCATCTGTTGCAAAGTAGATATCACCGTCTGTAGTAATAAGCGTGCCCTCTGGTATGGTCACATCAAGAGATTGCGCCTCCGTGAGAGTAAACCTAAATGTTGCTGTGGCAGGTTCGGCAGGAAGCCGTACCACTCCCATCCTTGCCCCCAATGCATCGAGGGCATCACCAACTGCATACTGTAGCATTTTCCCATTGCAGGCTACGTTACAGGAGTTGACCACGGATACTATTACCTGCACAAGAGCCTCTGCAAAAATGCGCCGCTCATCTCCGGGGTATAAGGGTTCCCCGGTCATGATCTCCATTGCTGATATAATACTGTTGTAAAGTGTATTGGAATCTGTTTCGATCAGTTTAAGCATCATTAACCCCCGTTCGTAAGTACTGTCGCGGCAATCGTAAATTTACCCTTCAAGAAGTCTTGCATGATCAGGTTGATATCCTGCTCTTTTGCGCGTGGTTCATAATTTTGAATGTTCCAATAGACTTCTGTGATTACTTCGCCGAATACGCCGGTTACGGGCTGCCCTGAGAGATCGTCAGATAAACCTTTGCATCTTTCATATGGACATTCACCCTTAACCATGGACATGAGATTTAAGACACACTGTTGAGGTGTGCCATTTCCGTATGCTTTCATATATTCACCTACTTTGAGATAGTGCTTTCTGAAGACGTACCTGCTCTAATAGCCGCCTGAAGTTCCTTAACATTGATCTTAAGAGCAGCTTTAGCAGCTTTGGTTGCGGCCTTCTTGTCCTTCTTGTGTTGCTTAACCATAGCTTTGACTGTAGGATCAGGAGATATCGACATTGCAGACCAATACTCCTCTGTCACTCCGTCACTGTTGGCCGTCCTGGTATAGTAAGTCTTTCCCGGGACTACCTTCTTATCTTTCGTAGCTACATACTGACCATCTACAAGCTCATACCATCCGCTTTTCTTCGGATTGGTCTTCTTCGTGTATGTCTTAGGGTCTACTTCAGTATAGATAAATGGTGTCTTAGCCCAACTTTGAAGATATGACAGTGTAGCTGCTGACGGATACTGTATAGCTGCCTTTTTGACAGCCTCCTCCGTCGTTTCCTTTAAAGTAAAAGAAACTTCAGCTTTGATCATCCGCCCGATATCGTCAAGCTCTGTATTTGAGACTCCGATTTTGGTAAGCTGCATCTGGAATACTCCAAGAACACGCGGCCATGATGTCATCTCCCCGGTCACTTTGTCATAATACTCGGTACCTATAACAAGAGGACTAGATGAACCCATCATGTTCTTTATTTCTTCAATCTTTCCGAGTATATCCGTGGTACCTGTGGCGACCTGATAAACCGTTTTGAAGGTCATGGTCTGCTCCTTGAAGGTCGGTACTATGTACCGTGGTGTAACAGTCTGTACTTTTTCCTTGCCCTTCTTTCCCTTGGTGACTACGTTCCCATAGATATCGCGCTGGATCTCTGCCACAGCCTTCTTTTTGACGGTAGCCTTTTCAAGAGTGATATCAAACTTAAGGTCTTCCATCCTTTCAATGAGGCCATGAACAATATTCCCCTGCTCATCTACCACCCGCTCTTTAACTTGCCAAGCGAGATTGTACCAATAGGCCATAACGCTGGTTTCAACTGCCATCTTAAGCCTCCAAATAAAACCATATCTTTGTCTTTTCGTTCAGGTAGTCATGTCTCACGCGAGATATCACTATCGGCTGATCCGTCCAATACTCACAGGTCAGCTTTATTTTTGAACCCGGCATGAGCTGAGTGATAAGCTTATCAGCCATAGCACTGCCGCCCTTGCATTTTTTGTTATAATAGGCAAGCATATTTGATGCGAATCTGTTCGCTTCTCCGATACTTTCAAGGCGCTTTTCTGTCTTAAGATACGCGACATCACCCGTATCACTCCCGGCCTTGCCGGTAGTCTGGCCGTCTGTGACCTGGCATCCTGTAAAGTACTCGTTGTCGTGCAGCCTTGCTGTGCTTGTCTCAAGCGTAAAGTCAGATGTCGGTGTCGCTTTAAGGTATTCGTTGGATATGACTTTTATCACTCCGTCAAATATCATAAAAAAGCAGCCTTCGAGCTTGCACAGTTCATTGATGTATTTGTAATCATTCTCGCCGGACTGTACGGCCGCCCTGTACTTCTGATCCTCGACCCCATAATATTCAATAGATAAGCCGTTATCGTCTGCGAGATGCTGCAGCATCTGTTTGAATGAGATTTTTTCCCATTGGTGGACGTGTCCGGCGTGGACTTTTTTAACAGCCGCACAGCCTAAGATCATAGCGTCTCCTTCGGGACGTATATTCATCACATACTGGTTCCCACTATCGGCGTATTCTTCAGTGACCCGTATCCTGTCCCCTATCTGAGGCGCCCACCCCGTCCACAATTCCGTCTTATTGTCAAAAGATATCGTCATAGTGTCGAGATGGTCATATAGATACTGTGTGACCTCTACACGTCTTACGCGGGTCATATCTGTGATATCAGTATCGTTATATTTTATTTCCATTATCTCCTCCAGGGCGGAGCTGTCCCGGGTGTATCCGCGTCTTCTTCTATGATTGGTGCCCTGAGCTCAACATTCGCGTCGAATATCAATACATCTGCCATTTGCGGGTTGAGATCAATGATCCTAGATGAGAGCTTTTCGTCCGAATAAAGTTCAAGGGCGATACTGTCGAAGGTATCGCCCGCTTTAGTGGTATATATCAGGTATTCATCCATAAGATACGCTCTCCTTCCTTGCGAAGAATTCGTTCATCATATCCATAAACTCCTCTTCATTATCTCGGAGAGCTTGCAGGACTGTATCATAGTCCGCATTGCCCTGTATGGTCACATTCGGCGAGAATGTGATAAAGTTTCCCGCATTCGATCCGGACGTTTTTGCAGACGAGGCTATCGTGTCAACCGCTTTTGCATTGACCCCCAAGAGCTTACCGGCACGAGCCCAGTATGAAAGGTTCTGCTGTCTTGCGGAAGGGTCGAACGATATGACCGCCTCCTGTCCTGCTTCACCGGCGATTGATAAGCCGTTTGTGAAGCCACCATGTGCGAGCATCGGAAGCTTTGCAATATTCAGGCCAAAATGCTGTCCGCCAACTACAGGGACGTATGCCGGAATATCTACGCTTATCGAATTTATCCCGTCTATCGCGGCGTTTATAATTGCGATAACCGCATTAAACGCTGCTTTGGCTATGCCTGCAAGGGCATTGAACACATTCGCAAATATCTGTTTAACGTTCTCCCATGCGGCTGACCACTGCCCTGTAAATACGTTCGTCACAAAATCGAGCAGTAGCTGAATATGATTTAAGATTGCCGCTATTACTGTCCCCACTATCTCGACCGCGCCTGAAATCGCTGCTATCATCGGACCGTTAAGATATGTAGTCAGCGCCGTTATTAGACTGATAACCATCTGGATCCCGGTGCTGATCATAGGCAGTACTGCCGAAACGATTGTTGTCACGAGCTGAAGCAAAGGACCCAATATCTGGAATATCGCCTGTAATATCGGCATAAGCGTTGATAATAGCTGTATCACAACAGGCAAGAGTCCGGATATCAGCTGCATGATCAGCGGCATAAGCTGAGCCAACATGTTTGTGATGAACGGCATTACCTGCTGAATTGTACTGGTCAGCTCTCCGGTTAAATACTGCACTATAGGTGACAGTGCAGCCATAACCTGCCCTATCATGTCTATTATCTGAGGTATGACTGACATCACTACTTCGCCGATAGGTACGATAGCCTCTATGATAGCGCCGATAAGCTCTAATATAGGCGGCAGCATATCCATTACTGACTGGATTATCGGCATTATCCCCTCTGCAATCTGGGGACCCAGTTCCATGAACATCGACCCGACCTGTTGGAATATCGGCGCGAGCTGTTCCCCGAATTGTGAGAATATATCAAATAGCTGCTGTACTATACTCCCCGCTTCCGGCGATATCGTGCTTGATATCGTCTGCACTATAGCTGTGGCAAGACTTGACGCAAGCTGAGGCAAAGCCTGTATCGCCCCCTGTATGAGCATCGTCGCTATCTGTATGCCTGTAGTTATGAGTTGGGGCATATTCTGTATTATGCCTTGAGTTAAAGCCATAAGGAGCTTCATTCCAGCATTTACAAGAGATGGCGCATTCTCTATGAGCTTAGCAAGTCCCTCAGTCAAAATCGTACCGAGCTCCTCCATAGCGCCGGAAAGACCGCCCTCCTGGAATGCGCTGGTAAGCCTTGATATGCCGTCCGTGCCGAACTGTACAAACTCCCTCAATGACGGTGATAATGTATCCGATATCGCTATCTGAGCGCCCTCCAGAGCCGACTTAAACAGCTTCACATCCCCGGCAAGGTTATCAAGCTGTGTATTTGCCATCTGTTCCGCGGCACCGTCAGCATTCAGAATTGACTCCCCTATCTTATCCCAGTCTTGATTTATCGAGTTCAGCAACGCCTCAGCAGATGCTATATCGCGGGCGTTGAATAGTTCTGAAATCGCTTGCAGCTTCTGCTCTTGCGTGAGATCTCCAAGAGATCCGCTAAGGTCTTGGAATATCTTATCAAGCGAGCGCATATTGCCCTGAGCATCAAATACAGATACTCCCAAGGCTTCTAACTGCTTTACTCCTTCACTCGTAGGACTGGACAGCTTCAGGAGCATGTTCCTCATGTGAGTACCGGCTTCGGTTCCTTTTATGCCGGCATTGGCCATTCCGGTGAGGGCAATTTCAAGTTCCTGGATACCGTCAACCTGCTTATATGTGCCATCTGACAGCATAACCATACCGCCATTAAGCTCCTGAGCAAGCCCTCCAACCGTAAGAAAAGCATCGCCTAACTGTTCCACAGATGTATTCCCGGTGGATGCCGCCTTGGCCATCTCATCAACCATCTGCGATGTTCTGTCAATAGACATGCCGAAAGCGGTCTGTGTGTCCGTGACCATATCAGATGCACGGGCGAGATCCATATTTCCGGCAGCCGCAAGATTCAGGACGTTGGGGAGCATTTTCATGGATGTCTCGGCATCATATCCTGCAAGTGCCATATAGTTGAGAGCGTCAGCTGATTCAGTCGCGCTAAATGCTGTAGTGCGCCCCATTTCAAGCGCAAAATTACGCAAATCACCTATTTGGTCAACCGTGGTTCCCATCGTGGCCGCCACCTGGGACATGGACGAATCAAAGTTCATGCCCGCCTCAACAGACGATTTGCCAAATGCGGCAACCGCCGTAGTGGCCACACCTATAGCAGCCGCGCCTACGCCTGCTACGGTTCCAGCCACTTTGAGCGCTGAGCCTATACCGCCGGTCATCTTGATAGCGCTGGATACGGCGCTTCCCAGAGATGGGTCAAGCTTTCCCGCTATGGATATAATTGCTTTGTATTCTTTACCGCCTGCCATGCTTCAGTCTCTTTCTTTCCGCCTCTGCTTTCGCATTGGCTTTTTCAGCGTCTTCACACGCTTCTTTCAATTCGATAAAAAACTCCGTCATGCTCATTTTGCGGAGTTGGATGATGTCTGTGTGGTAGGCTTTGGCATAGGATCTGACTGCTTTTCGGACGGTTCGGTCGTCTGCTCCTCCCGCCCAATAGTAAAAGCCATTCCTATGTCCACAAGCTGGATGATATCGGAGCCTGATACTCTCTCAATATCGGTGATGTCATACTGAGGATTTTCTGCTAATACCGCATACATTCCCAGAACGAGATGAGCGCCCGCGTCAAGCTTGATATTCACACCCGTGATACCTCCACTCTTCTGCGTGGCGTGGCTAAGTGCTCTAAGATATGATTCAACGGTTATCTTATCAGTGTCGTATGTGAGTGTATTTACCTCGTTGCCGTCGATCATAATAGCTTTCTTTAATTCGATTTTGCCTTTCATTGTTTTCTCCCTGTCCTTTCTGTTAAATCATTGATTCCAGATGTGCGTAGTAATCTACGTTGTTGACGATAAATTTCTGTGAGAGCCTGTTGATGTCCCATAGGACTACACCATCTCTTACAAGCTTGTACCCATTTACGTGATATTTGATCTCCATATTCAAAGGATCTCCGATGTTGACCTTTATCTTTGGAGTTGCTACCTGAGGATGCGCATTGACGAAAGCTTTACACCCGACGGTCTTCATTGAATAATCTTCGATCATGACCTGCTCAACCCATCTGATCTCAAGCTCAAGCATCTCAGCCATAAGCATAGCGGCAAGCCCCATGTCAATCCCTATATGATGTATAGCCATTTCCATGGGCTCAAACTTATGGATCTGTGCAAGCTCGAACTTTCCCATGGCGGTAGCATCAAGAGTCTCGTAAATGATTTCTGGAAGCGATATCTCAACATCCCGTGCCACAAGCTGCTGTTCGCCTCCCACCGTATTCGAGTAAACTGTATTCGCGTTTACCACTAAGCTTTGATCGAGCCATACTGCAGTATTTCCCTCTTCCATCCGTCCATCCTCAAAAAATAGAGGGAGTGCCCGAAAGCACCCCCTCATTGTCTTACAGTAAATCGTTCATGTCCTTGAAGTAATCTTTACCGTTTATCTCAAGCTTCTGCGACAGTCTGTTGATATCCCAGAGAGTTTCCCCGTTCTTAATCATCTTGTATCCGGTGATTGTATAAGGGACTTCAATATCAACCGCCTCTCCCGGCTTGACCGTGATTTCCGGCACCGCCGATGTGGGGAAGCCTGTAAGGAAAGCCTTACAGCCTACCGTAGCCTGAGCGCCACCCTCAAGCATGATCTGCTCTACCCAGCGGATCTCAAGTTCAAGAGTCTCCTGAGCGAGCATACTGGCAAGCCCCATGTCAACGCCGATGTGATGAATAGTGGATTCCATGTTTTCGAACTGTCCAATGACAGGTACAGAGAATTCTCCCATTGCGGTAGCGTCTACGGTCTTATTTTTTACGTCGGGAAGTGTAATCTCGACATCCTTACCTACAAGCTTCTGCTCCCCGCCTACGGGATTGACGTATACGGTATTAGCGTTTACGGTAAGGTTCTGATCTAACCATAATCCTTCAGCCATGTCTTAACCTCCTTCCCAATCAAAAATACGCCGAAAGTCCGGCGTCGGTGTATGCTACATATGCGCTTGCAGACTTCAGAGGAGGCGTAGGTGTGACCTGTATATCCCATCTGAAATTACCGTGCATGATATCATCTATCGTATTGTGTCCGGCTTCGAATACGATCCTGGGATTACCAACAAGTGCGCCCATTGCCACAAGAGCATCAAGTCTCTCCTGCTCTCTCACGAGGATCGTGTCCTTAAGCTGTACGGTGAAAGGCTTGTCGATCGTGGGAGCCCACTTGATCTGGAATCTATTGGTAAGATAAAGCAGCATCCTTATCGACACGTCGAATATCGCCCTGGGATCCACATCATCAGAGTTAAATGTGTATGCTGCAGTATGGTCGCCCCATATCTTCCACGATCCGCCCCAGAAAGCCATAGTTGTGATGCCGTACTTACAAAGGTTATTAGCCTCTGTCACAGAGTATCCGGCATTGGCAGAAGCCGCACCGAAATACTGCTTATTCGCAGGGAGCTCCTTGTTCCCGCAAGTCTCCATAGGTACACCGCCGTGATTAAGGTCAAGCTTTAAGGTCTCGGCCAGGGCAAGGGTCGAAATAAAATATACATTTCCATCTGTCCCCTGGGCTTTAGGGAAAAATACCTTAGACCTCTCAGACGTGTATCCATTGGCCGCTTTCCAGTTAACAGCTTTCTGGATCGTGTCGTTTGAAGCGGTAACAGTGCTCTTTGTGTAGTAGGTCTTCGAAGAATCTACCGTGGTATCCTCTGTAAGCACATACTCGCCGTCTACGAGCTCATAGAATCCCTGAGCTGCAGGATCTCCGCTGGGTGAGTCAACCTCTGAATATGTCACGCTCTCATAGGTGAGCGGTATATCAGCATACACGAAGCCATCCCAATGCCCGTTAAGTTTTGTAGCCTTCGCTATAAGCGCCCTGTAAACTACCGGATACTGTGACCACTTAGGAGCTGCAAAAAGATTAATGACAGCGTTGTACTTCTGATAAACAAGCTCTGCCGCCTGAAGTCCGGTATAAACTCCGGTCTCCGTCTTTGTCCCGATGATGGTGTTCTCGTCGATCGCAGTAACATCAACCTCGTTATATGTCACTGCGATGGCTCCATCGAGAGGATCATCAGCGTTAGCGGACATGATCGTCACTTTATGGGTGCTGAAGTTGTAGCTGATATTGTAATCAGTTCCTTCGGCTTTCCCGGCGATAGCGAGGGTATCAAGTATGATATCTTCACTCTCGAACGATGCTGAACCGTTCACAAAGTTAAGTGTCTTTGTGGTCGCCGCTGACTTCCTGTGTATCGAGGGATCAAGTACGTTTATCACGTAGATAGGTCCGATATTCCCGTTAGCGTTGGCGAAGTGCGCCTGTATAGCCTCTGACAGGGTGTATTTATCCCAATCTGAAGCCGTTCCGATGATGCTCTGTGCGTCGATAAGGTTAGACAGGCGGACAGGATTATTGATCACTCCTGCCGTAGCATAGCCCCGCACAAGGTTCACCGGAGCCGTACCGACATACAGCGCCACAGACGGAGCTTCTGCCGTGGCAGATACTACGCTGCTGGCAAGGTGCCCGTAGGTACCGTATAAGTATTCTGATGCCATGATATAGCCTCCTTATAAAAGATTGATAAATGATTGATTGTTGCGGAAAAGAGAGCTCCGCACCTTAAAGGTTGTATATGCAAACCAAAAAGGATAATATGAAACTATAGAATCCTGCTCCTTATAGGGTCCGAATTCTATGTTTTCACTCCGCACCACTTCGACGTTTTCCCCCAGGTATGTGGTCTGTTCAATGGCTGTCACCGTGTAATCTACGAAATTCCACAGATCCCGCCATCCCTCGACCTCATTTGACAGCACATTGCCGTCTTCTGGCGGCATGCTGCCATCCGGTATAATCCAATCATCCGGGTGTATCCCAGGATTCCACGCGCCAAAACCCAGAGATATACTCATCTCCCGGTTGTCAGTGGTATCATTACCATATTCGAGCTGTACGCATATCGAAGGAAACGCCGTTTTGACTTTGGGCGGTAATTTATCCTTTGTTGGCAAGTACATGGGGAAAGCATACGGATGGACAAGCTCATACTCATACTTTGCATTTGTGGGCGTTCCATCCTTCGGCGGCTTCTTTAGCTTTATATTCGGGCAGACATTAGTGTTGAGCCATTCACATATACTATCTATAGTCGTAACTATGGTCATGATTTACCAGCTTTCCGGCAGAGACAGCACCACTCTCGTGACGCCCATCTCATCAAGCCACTTCTGCACGATATACCCTACGTCATCGATATACAGGGTCTCACCGCGCATTTTTCTATCGCCCAGCTCTTCTGTCTTTGCGAACATAACGACGGCCGATTCTGAGAGTGCTTCCGTATCGTCTGCCTCTCTTATCTGCTCATCTTCAAGCACCACTTTAAGGACCGTCCCGTCAATATCGTGCTCATCCCCAAACTCATCGATATTGATAACTATGTCCCTGTCAGCCGCCACTAAATCCTTGAAAAAACTCATACAGGATCTATCGCTCCAAGATCAGGAGCATCCTTTGAGTCATATTCTCTTATCATCTCGATAAGAGCTGTTTTTTTGACGCCAAATGACGATATACCGCGCTCTTTCGCCGCCGCTCTGAGCTCAGCTACACTAAGATTATCCAGTTCATCGTCAACTGCTTCGTCAACCGCATCGTCAACCAGATCGTCAACTGCTTTTTCCTGTTGCGACGTCGCAACGGTTTTTTCGATTTTTGCAGTATCCACAACGGGCACGGTGGCGGGGTCAACCGCCACCAATACGCCGTTTTTTATCTGCTTGTGTGCGATTTCCGGATCTTCGTTAAAAGGCTCGCATCCGGCTCTCTTTGCGGATACCGTGCCGAGCTCCGAGATGTAATGTCCGTATGTGCCCTTATATTCAGGGTTTATCGTTACAAGCATTGGTTTATCCTCCTTAGAAGATTACGTTTGCGCTTATTGCAGAGTTCTTAACCTTCGGCATGGTCAAAGGCCTTGACTGCTGAATGAGAGACCTGACATTGTCATGCTCGGATACAACGACATGAGGCACCCTTGCAGCCGCATAGGTAACGAAATCGCGGGTTGTTCCCTCGATCTGCGTTACAGCGCCATATGCGGTGCGTCCCATTCCGGGAGCTGTCACTACTACATATCCATCAGGGATGAATGCCGCCGTGGATCCAGTCTCGTCGGTGTACTCGCGAGTATAGCTGTAAACGTTGATAAGGTGTCCCTTTACGTTAAGGACAGCTATAAGTACAGAGCCGTTGGGCTGCTCCTGAGGATTAACCTCCTGAGCCAGGATAAAGCGCCTGTTGTCGAGGAGCTTAAGGATATTCTCATTACCGAGCATCACATCAGCGACGGTGCCGGAAACGATAAGGTCTGTGGCTCCAAGACCTCTCTTTGTCAGCATATCAGCCATAGCAGCTATATCAGACACGATCTTTGTCGAGGAAGTTGACCATGTAGCTGAAGGAGTGTAGGTTGCAGGGTTTGAAGCGCCCTCGTAGAACTTGATCTCCTTCTCGATATAGTTGTTCGAGCCATACCTGTCGGCATACTGCTTAAGAGTATACTTGTTGTTAAGCAGGGTCTGAGCTGCCATATACTCCTCACGGTTGTCGATCATAGCGTTAAGATCTTCGATGTCCTTAGTGACGATCCTTGCCTCTCTCTCCTGGGGAGTCTGAGCAGAAACGATAGACTCGCCGGGAAGCCTCTTGTTGAGCTGATCCACGGTAAGAGGTCTCTCAGGTGCTACCAGAGGAGGAGTGAAGCTATGAGTCTCATAGCCCTCGCGCTCTACTGCTATACCGCCCTTTGAAGGGAGCACTACAGGAGCGAGCGTGCTTCCGGTCTCGTCCTTGAAATCAACAAGAACATCCTCGCTTGCAAAGATATCCTCGGGTGCTGTCGGGAAATATCTATCCCTCAGGAATGTGCTCTTAGGCTTCACTACCTCCTGAAGCTGGAGCATTGTGTGGGTATCATAAAGATTTATGCTCATCTTCCTACCTCCTTATGCTATCGGCAATACGCTTGCCTGGATTACGCTGTTGCTAAGATAGATACCCGCATCCTTGAGGGCTTTCCTGTCATCCTCACCGATCGTGTATCCTTCACCGACTTTAAGGGCATTTTCGTTAAAATCGCCGCTGTTATAAACTTCCGCTACAGTGTCAGCATCTGTAGCATCTACGTCAGCCGCAAGCACCACTTCAGCGGTGGCCCCTGCTGTCTTTGCTATGCTGCTGAGCATGACGAACTTGTCATTACTCTTACGTCCGAGAAGCGCGCCTCTCTCAAGCTCTCCCGCACCACTCTCTACGGTAACGGTCTGGCCTGTGACTGGATGAGCGTTTGTGGCGATGAGATTATCGCCTGCGTACTTGCTTACTATCATCTTTAAGCCTCCTTCTTAAGTTTCGCGATCAGGGCGTCAAGCTCTGCCGCATCCTGTGCTACCTTGTCTTCCATGCCTCCGTTGGGTGACACTTCGACATCCTCTGTTGCCTTGAGCTCTTCGGCGCGGTTCTTTATATATTCATTGCCCGCTGCCTGCTGTGCCTGCATAGCTTTCAGCGCAAGCTCTGACGCATTCATAGGCTCTTCATACTTAGCCTTATCCACCATCTCAGGATCACCGACCATCTTTGCGATGGAGTCAATCTCTCTGATACGGTTTCTCTCGGTTTTAAGAGCATTCTGAACACTTGCCTGCACGTTTTCTTCGTTTTTCGTGCAAGCCGCCTTGGTTGCCTCATCCTCGATCTCTTTGACCAGATCGGGATATGACTCTCTTAGTTCATTGAGTGTCATGACTTTTTCTCCTCCTTCTTTATTGGAATTTTTGGGATGTATAGCAGACGGCTCGCTACCGTTTACTATTGATTGTTTCACGGTCATATTGACCGGCATATCAGGAAGCGGTGTTTTCCCGAATCTATGGAGCACTCCGTTGACAATAAGAGCGTCTTTCAGGCCCTCGACTTTATCAACTACGGGTATCTCTCGCCCTATCACTTCGTCAGCAAAGCCATTCTCTACGGCTTCGTCCGGCGTCATCCAGGTTTCAGCCTGCATCATCTGCAGAATTTCATCTGAACCCTTCCCGGTACGCTCTGCATATAGGTCTGCAAGGGACTGATTGACCGTCTGAAGCCCTTCCTCTATCCGCTTCAAGTCCTGATCGTTGTAATACCCGACCATTAAGGTCGATGCTCCGTGTATCATGGTCTGAGCCCCGAGAGATACTTTTCTGACATCACCGGCCTGGGCTATGACCGAGGCCGCGCTTGCAGCCAGACCATCGACGATGGTTGTTGTCTGAGCGCCAAGTGCTCTTATTCTGTTATATATGGACAGCCCCGCGGATACGTCCCCGCCTATGGAGTTGATGCGGAATGTAACCGTGTCGGCACCCTTTAGCCCTTCAAGATCCTTAAGGAACCCTTCAAGGCTTATGTACAGGCCTTCCAACGGCTCGCCTGTCCACCAATCAACAGGGGTATCCTGCACAACTTCGCCATATAGATCGACATCGACGTGCTTTCCGTTTTCGCTTTTCGCGATCATGTATGCTTTATTCATTGCTGTTATCCTCCGTGCCGCCTTCGATGCCGTCTGGCTTTTCGAGGTCGCTGCCTTCATCCGACTCAGGCGCTTCTTCATCTGGTTCATCCGTTACCTCCTTGGTTTCATTTCTAACCTCCTCCGGCGCAAGAGCCTTAAGCAGCTCCTTTTCTCTGATAAGTTGCTCGACGTTCGATGTGAATTCGGATCCGTTAAGCCTCAGAGCGCTATCCTCGTGAGTTGAGAAGCCATTCTCGCAGGCCATGATCTCCGCATTGATCTCCTTGACGGGATCAAGCTGTCCCTGTGAAGGTCCTATCCACTCAGCGCCAAGCCATGCCTCATGTGTTGCCGGATCCGTTAAAAAACCGGGCGCTTCTATGCGTCCGGTCGCTACTGCCTCATTGAGCCAAAGCTCATATACTGGATTGCAGAAATCATTGATGAACCACGTTCGATACATCTTGAAGGACTTCCACGCTTCCAGCAGAGCGCCCCTGCTTGCTGAATATGAAGCCGTAAACTGTTTAAGCAGTATTTCTTTGGGTATCTCCAAAGCCGCTCCTATCTGTGTGCATATGGCTTCCACAAAGGCGCTGAATCCGCTCGCGGGTCTCTTTGGATCTGCCAGTACGACATTTTCGCCCGGTTGCAGGAAATTCACCTGTCCGGGTCCCATCTCGTACTCATTCGGATCCTGGCTGGCTCCCGGATCATATTCAGGATTAGTTTCATTAAACGGATTTTCGCCTTCAGCCGTCGTGGTCTGTATATATGCAGTAAAATATGAGTCTATCAATGCTGCTGTAAGCTCTGACTCTGTATATCTGTTGAGCTGCAGGAGCTGTATTATCACAGGTGCGAGATATGAGACGCCGCGGTACTGATCCGGCCTCTCGGAGTTCATCAAATGCAGTACATTCGGAAGCCCTGTCTTTCTTCCGTATGCCGGGATCCTCTTTGTCTCGTAAGGCGTTACCGTGGACTCATACGGATAGTGGTTCGTGATATGATAAGCTACCACCGCGCCGTTTTTGTCGACCTCTATCCCGTCGAAGATCCTGTTTCCGTTGTTCGGATTTGTCCCTGATGTTCCCGCTATTGCTCCTGTTGCAGAGGGAGTCGTTACAAGATCAGCCTCAAGAGCCCTGAGCCTTAAGGAATACGGTCTGTAGGGCGTTGCCTTCCCCTGCTGCACAAGCACGAACACGTCACCGCTTGTCAGCCAAGATGTCAACAGTAATTGCTGGAGCTCATAGAAGTCATTTATCCCCAGCGTGTCGCACGCTTCTTTATGCGAAGCCCACAAGCTGAACTCGCGTCTGACGGTTCGCGCCCATTCAGTAGCTTCTTCCTGTGTAATTCCCAGATATTCAATGTCCGGGCGCGGGTTAAGCTTCAGTCCTAAGCCTATTGTGTTGGTCCTGTGAGTCTTTACGGCGCTTGTTGCCACGGGTGTTCCCATGTACATGAGCCTACCACGCTGGCGTAGCGTAATATTATTATCATCAATATCCTCTTTGGGACTTCCAGACATTGACTTGAAGCCCTTCGTGGATCTCTTTGAGTATGAAGCGCCGGAAGCTCCATAGCCTTTGTATCCTCTATATATCATCTGTATCTCCTAAAAATGGACGGCGAGAGGTGAAAGGAAGCGAAGAAACGCGAAGGAAATCCCTCACACCGTCCAAAACCGTGGTTTTACCAGTCTCTATGGACTACGCCGACCGCCTTGCGCGGTGCCGTGCCCTTTTCCAAGCGCATTTTAAGCGCCATAAGCTTATCCCACTGCTTCATTACGTCCGTCGCTGACAGATTATTCCTGGATAAAGTACGGTTCCCGATTGTGTACGAGCTTACCGCGCCACCGGATAACACTGCCTGTCTCTGTGTATAAAGAGTGTCAAGACTATCGACGGTAGTGCTGTATTGGAAATTTCTCAAATAAAGTGAGCTGATATACGGTATCCCATTTGTAGTTTTAACATCATAAGCCATATATTTCACCAAAAATAAAAAAGACCATCATTTGTGATCGTCCTTTGCGTTATCAATCGTCGTATGTGCTCTTTCGGATACGTTTTCTCCTTTGCGGCGCTGGTTTTTGTTCCGTCGGAGCTGCCAGTTTTTGCTTTACCGCATCCAAATTCGGATGCAGCACCTTAAAGGCTGCATTTGCGTAGTTTCTGCAGTCAAGAGCCTCATTTCGTTCATGACCGGGTATTTTCTCCCATTTCCATCTGCCTTTACTGTCCAAAGTCATTACTTCTGACAGGAGACCTGAGTAAAACAAAGAATCGTACCCTTTCCCGGGGTTCCTGGGGAAGTGTGACATCCTTGCGCCCGGTTCTTTGACCTTCAGGCCGCTCATGATATGTTCTTTTCCTGCATCGACTCCGATCATGTAGAGCCATGCCTTGCCGGTCTTCCCGGCTGTCGTGTTAAACTCCACCCTTTTGCATGGCGATGTATACGGTGTATCGGGTCTGTTGGCGCCTTTTATAGCAAAAACTCGCTTATTCTGCCTTAGAGCGCAATTATAATAAACTTCCTGCGTATAGTGTCCTCCGGAGTCAACGAAAGTGAGCGATATTTTAAGGCCTCTGCCGTTAGCAAAATGCCACGTCCTGTCTATAATGCCGTCCAGCTTCTCCCAGGTCTCGGGGTTATCCGGTTTCCCGTCTATGATCCCCTTCTCTATGCCCCAGTTTTCCTCAAACAGGCCGTAGCCCACTACCTCGTATTCCAGCCGGTTGTCCTGAGTATCTACTCCCATTGTGAGGCATAGGACTCCATCCGGAAGCTCTGCATCATAGTTTTCAGCTCTTTCAGCCAGCTCATCTTCTGTTTCGAGATCCCCACGGACGTCCCAAAGCTGTCCAAACAGCGTATTAAACACCGTCTGAAGCTTCTCAGGGTCCTTTCCTGCATCCAAAAACTCGACTATTATCTCTTTCCATGGTTTCCATGGACTGTAAAAGCCGTTTATCCAGAATGACCTGCATCCGTTGTCTATAGCTTCCGGGCTTTCGGCGATCCACTTCATGGGCTGATGCTTTACGGTGTTCTCTGTGGAGCTACCGCCGCATACAGGGCAAGCCCAGCTCGTTTCATCTACTATATGCTGCCTTTTGCTTCCCGATCCGATCGTGTGGTGTTTGAATCTGATCGTATCGAAGGTTATAAAGCTGTATTCCCCGCAATGAGGGCATTTCACGCACCAATATTCTTTTGTTCCGGACTCAAATAAGTCCTGTATCTTTGATGCGTCTCTGATCGTCGGTGTCGATACTGCTACCATCTTCGCGTTGTAAAATGTCGTGGTTCGGGCTCTTAATAACCTCCACGGATCTCCCTCTGTCCCTGCTGATCTTGTCCATCTGTCTATTTCGTCCGCAAAAACATATCTCGCAGGCGTTCCTGCAAGGTCTGTCGGCGAGTTCGAGCCTATCAGCGATATCATTCCGCCTGGATAGTGCTTTTTTGTTATTGTATTATTTGAGTTGCGGCTTTTTACGTCCGAAACTTTGTCGCTGATTGCTTTTGTGTCCCTTATCATCGGCGCCAGGCGCCTTTTTGAAAAATCTTCAGCGAAATCTTTCGTCGGGAGCACATAAAGGGCCGGTCCCGGATCCTGATCTATCATGTATCCAAGTAGGTTCAGGAGGCTTTCGGTCTTTCCAACCTGAGACGATGCCACTACTATGAGCTCTTTTACCCTTGGATCGCAGAATGCATTCATGATTTCCTTCGTGTACGGAGTTCGTCTTGTCTTCCAGCGTCCGGCCTCTGCGCTATTCTCAGGCGATAATACCCTGTATCTGTCCGCCCATTCCGATACTGTTATGTCTTCGGGCGCTTTGAAGCCTTTGGCGATGTTTTTGATTTGCTCGCAGGTTTTTTCGATGTGTTCGAGGTTTTCCTTGTCCTTGACTGTGTTTTTGCCTGCTCCGCCTGTTCCTTTACGGTCAGCCATTTCTCCCTCTCAGCTACAAGTCGCTTATAGTCTTCTTTCTTGTATTTGTAATCAGCGAGCTCATTCAGTAGATCGTCAACCGCTTTTTTTATGATCGCAGATGTCTCCATGGCCGTAGACGCCTCAGCTGTATCTACTGCAAGTCTTCCAGGGAGAGAGAGGATCGCAGCTCTTATCCTTGCTACCATATCACCGACCACTGACTCTATATCTTCTGCCCGGTGCATCTGCCCTTTGAACTCTGCAAGCTCCAGCTCCATCTTTCCGGCACGGGCTGTCTTGTATTTTAAATCCGCGAGCTTGATCTGCTCATCCGTAAGACTGTCCTGAGTTCGCTCATCGCGGATATATGTGATGTATGTCGTGATAGACTCGAACAGGTCAAAGTATCTCTGTCTCCCGGTCTTCCTGATGATGTTCAACGCTCCTTTGTCTCCGAGCTGTCTCACCCACTCAGCAGTACAGCCGAGCTTTAAGGCCAGTTCCTCAGTAGATACCTCGTAATGACCATCCAGGTCAATCTTCGTTTGCTTCGTACTCAACTCAACTCCATGATTAAATGATGCATACCTACACCGATTTCGGGCTCGCCAGCACCGCACCTCTTATACAGCCCCGAAAGTACCTACTAAAGGAGCCCAGCCCGAAAAAATAAATTTTTTATCAAAAAAACAAACTACTAGGGAGGGTAGTATCTAATGCGTTGACTTCCCCAGTAGATGGTCTGCGTGATGTTTGAATCTTTTCTCTAATTTTTCATTGACGACCTCTTCGACACGAGGTTTCAAATTCCATTTTCCGTCTTGTATCATTTGCGGAATCGAAAGAGTTTTGATCGCTTCAATCGGAAGTCTCGATGCCCCTATCCTCTGGAATGGGATCTGTTTCCCTCCGCCTCCGGTGCCTGCGAGAAAGGCTTTGCTGCTTAATTCCTTGCGCTGTCCTTTCTTTATTTCCGCTGTTATTCTGTATGACTTCTTCTTTTTAGGACGTGAAGTAGGTCTCATGCCAAAGTGGGTAGGGGTGAGGACACGACCTTGAAAAATTAAGGCCACAGAATCAATGGTAGCCCCTCCAAAAGTCAGGCGGCTTGTCCCCTTGGTAGTTCTTGCGGCCGCCTTAACATCACTGGCTTTTATATTGTATTCTTCGCGCACAGCCTTAGAGACCCAGCCCGGGCCGCTTTTGCGCATATCGCCTATTGTGCGCTGGAGGACTTTCTTAGATGCGTTCTTGTCTTCGCTCAGTCCCTTCATAACCTGATCCATGTTGATGTCTATTCTTGGCATACCCACCCCCTAAAACCCCAGGTATAAAAAAAGAGACCGACGTTTACAGCCTGTCTCTTTCTTTGAGAAAAAATATTTATGGAGGTGAATATATGGGTTTCTTTCACCTGATTCTTTCAGTTTACATTATATTACCACATGACCCTATCATTCTATATCATTTTTCACTATACCGCTGATATAACTCATGCAAAGCCCACCCGTGCATCTTCTGCACATGAGACACGCTATAGCCTTCTCCGTTGGCGACCTGCTCCCATGTACTCCCCAGAATGTAGTATTCCGTGCATATAGTTCTGTGTATTGGCTTAGAGAGAGATCCTATTATCTCGCGAGCTTTATTGATCTTCGTGGTATACTCCGATATCTCGTCATTGATGATCCTGTCTATATCTGTGATCGTCGCTAAGATATCCCCCTGCTTATCTTTGGGGATGGAGCTTTGCACCTGTATCTCTTTAGGATGCATTGACCCGGGACTTGATATTAAGCTCCAAAGTTCTTCACGTTCACGCTGCTTTGTTTTGATATCGCGCCTTAATCCTCTTACTTCCCTCAAATATTCTTTTACGTCCATGATAGAGACCTCCGCTGTTGACATTGTTGATAACTCTGTTGATATCTTGTTGATATCGTGTTAATATATCTAACGGAAATCCCTTCTATATGATGTTGTTATGAGCACTTAGGACAAGTCACCCGCTTGTCCTTTTTGCTTCTCTTAGTCCTTGTTGATATAGTTGATAATTACTACTGTGGCGCAAATCAGCGCTGTTATCGCTATAGCTGTCATGTTGATAGTCATGCTTTGACCTCCTGATATTTTGGTGGTGTATATTTCTCTCCTGTGATAGCGCTTATTGTATAGTTGACGCCCTGGTCAAATCCGGCATGGTATTCATTCCAGGTATATTCATTACATTGCCGTTTATCCGGCAGAGGTCGAAGCGGGCACTCTTTAGGCCTTGCATCATCATCTACCCATGACGGGCACTTGCTTCTACTGCATTCCTTGCAGTTATCCGGTGTATCAATTATCAATACTGACTTTTTCATTTTGCACCTCCTGTAATATGTTCATAATATCTTCGTATGTAATCACCTGTTGACTCTGGCCACCCTTGCCATCGCTGATCCAGACGTCTTTGACTCTTTTGCTGACAAGGGTCTTAACTGCATTTATCGCATTGGCACGGATCTCTTTAACCGGAAACCGTACCAGCTCGCCTATTACCTCTCTGCTGATACCTATTCCGTAAGTCTTTTCATATAAAGCTTCAAGTGAATCTATTTCTGCCTTATCCCGGGAAGAATATATGGTTATAACCTTCAGTGACTCCCCGTTGACGGTATCAGGGGTTAAACGCTCATATGTATCAAACTGCTTCATTGTCTCGCTCCTTATTTCCCAGTGCTACCAAATCCATTATCTCCCCGGTCTGTATTGCCTAACTCGTTTACATATTCAATCTCAGGAGCGAGATATGGCATGATAACAAGCTGCACGATCTTGTCTCCGGGGCGGAAGTGATATTCTTCGTCTCCTTCGTTATAGAGCTTAACTGTAATCGATCCGGTGTATCCTTCGTCTATAGTACCACCCAAACTGACTATGCTTCTCTTGACGTTTAGACCCGACTTGCTGAATAACTGTCCAAATGTGCTCCTGGGTAACTCTATATGCACTCCTGTGTCAATCACACAGCTATCATGAGGGCGTATGGTAAACTCTATCGGTGTCCTTAGATCCAATCCGGCATCTGTATCGTGCGCTCTAATCGGTTCATATGCCCCTTTATCCAATACTACTTTCATTCTTCCTACCTCCTTATTCACCACCACCTTGAATCTTTCGCTATCGCAATATGTCATGTTTCCACAATCATCAGCAAGCACAAGCGAACCGTCCTCACCCACAAAGAATTGATCTATGTCCATCGTCAAAAGACCGCCTTTCCGGGCTATGTTATCTATCACTCTGCTTGTAGGTTCTTTTCCTGTCTTTGCATCTATAACCTTAAATGTCATTATTCTTGCTCCTTATCCCTCACTTTCTACTTTGTACGGTTTGCAAAAGTGCCTATCAAACCAATTAACATACGGATGACAGCCACAAGTTGCACATTTCTTCGACTGACAAACATTATTTTCCTTGTAATAATATTCACATTCTATACATGAATTTCTCCTCAACCATTTAATTAACTTCTTTATCATTCCCTTGCCTCACTTTCTGTCTTTAATATTTCTTTGCCAAAGTCTGATAACATATCATCTTTAATCTTAATAGGTGGTATATAGTCTAAATCAGATTTGTTTCTATAAAGACGAATTGCGTTTTCTTCTGGATGTGGAATATATCCATCAAAATAATGTACTATGTTACCAACCACTAATGATGTCATTCCTATTCCTTTCTCATCGGCTCTGGCTGATATTGCCATCCGACTACTTCTATATCCGTATCATTCCAAAAATCGCCGTTATCATTAAGAAAATGTCCGTCCTGATACCATCCGCTTCTAACATGAGGCTGCCTACCGGGTATTTTGATAGTAGTCAACACATAGGATTTATTATCGGGCAGTTTGTCCTTTGTGCTCATCCACATTCCCCATGGTTTATTCTCCGCAGCTACTAATGTGCCGGTTGTATTAAGTCGGGCTATCGCATCTTCATCGAGGTGTCCGATAAGTCTTACTTCCGTTATGTTTTTCAGACTGACTTCTTCGTCCTTTTCCTTGTATTGCTTCAGTTCCCGGAGCCATTCCGCAAGCTGGCGGTGATCGGAGGCACACTTCTCGCACTTCTTAGCGTCACTTGTCCGTATGGCTTCATTTCCGCTTCTGGTATAGCCGCTTGCGTCATCGTATCTTCCCTTTAACATATCCTGCTGTTGTGCTACATCTTCGCAGTGCTGGATAGCTTCATCTATGTCTTTCATTTAGTTTCTCCCTCCTCAAAATGCTCATAAATATGATTTCCACTCTTACAAAGAACATCATTTAAGGCTGCAAGCACATCCTCTATTGTTTCTATCTTTGCCGATATACTTTCACGTGCTTGTATGAGTTTTCTTTTTTCACTCGAATAGTGGTAATATTCCTGTGCTAATTTATCATAAAGCTTGCTCATTCCTTCCCTCACTTTCATGTTGTTCAATCCACTTTTCATAGCACTCTTGAAAAATCTCTTTAGTCATTACAACTTCGGTTTTATAAGTGTATTTTCCAAATCCGTGCATAGGTGTGTGTCTAATAACAACATCATCTTTAACTTCAAATATTTCGCTCATGCTTCCTCGCTTTCTGTATTTTTCATATCTACGCATATACTTAACCGTTTCTTCTTCAAACGTTATCAGAAAGTCTTTCCATAACTTTATAGGATGTCTGTCACTGTATGCTAAGTTCGGAGCTTCTATTAAAAATGTAAAAATATATTCCCTGTTCAATACTAAGTAGAAATTGACATATAGTTCAGCCTTATCTCCCTCAATATCTTTTATCGCTTTAGTAGAAAATAGTCTTATCTTTTTCATTCCTTATCCTCACTTTCCTGTGGCTCAACCTTACACCCCTGCTTTTCCAATAACTCCAACTTTGCAAGAGCCATCCCGATAGATGTTGCCGTTCCGTATGACAGGCTTTTCTGAATCATTGAAAAATCTTCTTGTGCTATCTCGGACAAATTGTCATTCCAGTCAAAGGGTTTTACTATGATCTCGGTCATACTTCTTCACTTTCTGCCTTGTCTGCTATAATCGCAAGGCTTTTAGATATATCTGCAAGCATTGTAGAAATTGCACCAAGCTGAAATGTTACCATTTCCTCATAAGTCCCAGTTGGATTGCGTTCCGCTCTTTTAGACATTTCATCAATAATCATTCTATTTTCTTCAAGTCTTGTCATTTTATTCCTCCTCGATAAACAACACTTGTTTTAATGAAAAATTCATTGTTCCATATTTTCTCTTTTTCAAATATTGATATCCATATTCAAACAAAGCACCAATCAATGTGGAACAATAATAATGAAACGGCTGACCTTGGCAACAAACAATTACATCGAACTTTGGGTTTTTGCATGTTCTTTTTGTCATATTTCCTCGCTTTCTGCTTCTAATAGTTTCAAATTCTTTCTCGCAGCTTCTCTTTCCCTTGCTTTCTTTGCTTCCGGGAAAATGTAGTCCATAGCATCATTCCAACCTTTAGTGTACTGTTCTGCATCGTGATAATCTTCATAGTTACGGAATGTCGGAACGCTCCTGTAGGAAGGTTTATCAGTCGTCATTCCTTATCGCTCCTTTCTGTTCTCCAACACGTCAGCATTGGTATATGTTAGTTGTTTCATGTAATATCACGCTCCCTTCTCTATCCCTAAGAAGTCAAACAGTGTCGGGCTTTCGACTTCCATTTCTATCGATTCCAGATACCCAAGGCCATCTCTGAAGTAGTCAGGTGATAGCTCGCATCCGTAATACTTACGCCCCATCTTTATGGCCTGATATCCTGTTGAAGCTATACCGCTAAAAGGATCATATACGGTCTCGCCTTCGTTGGTGTATCTATTCACGAGCCTTTCAATGGTATCTAACTGCAATGGACAGACATGCATCATTTTACCGCTATTGACCTGGTTAAGATTCAATGTCCGCATTCTCACGATATCATCCCATACCTCACCGATATCCCATGATGCAGGAGCTACCACCATAAATGTCGCGGGAAGCCTGTTCTCTTTATCCATCTTTTCGGCTAACGCCACATGTTCCTTGTAGTCGTATATATTCTCTCTGGAATACTGCTGATATACATGCTGCATGGAATCGGTTGGTACTTCCTTCAATTCTTCTTTGCTTATGAGTCTATCCCCGCTGGATCTCCAGAACGCATGAGCATCTATCTGCCATTGCGCACGAGTATATTCTTCTTTTGATTTGCTCACAGGTACATCTGCATAGGCCTTTGACTTATCTGACTGTGATTTTCTGAATAGTAATACATATTCTGGACAACCCACTCCCATCTTCGAGCCGTCCTTGCACTGCTCTGACCATCCAAGGCGATAGGTCTGATTATTCTCTCTTACAACGTCCGTGATTATGGTTATCATTCCCATGTACAGGAAACCATGTTTCATAAAATGAAGCGTTGTATAGTCGTGGAACGGCTCTATAGTTGGGAAGCCTGTACCTGTTGCATTTCCAAATTCGACCCTATCTTTGACATGTATCGCTGCAATTCTTCCTGGCTTTAGCACTCTCAAAAGGTTAGGTGTCAGATAGTCCATCTGCTTAAAGAAATCATCATCGTTTTCGTTATGCCCCATATCTGCATAATTCAGGCTGTATTCATAATGATTTCCAAACGGGATTGACGTTAAGATCATATCAACGCTGTTCTCTTCCATGCGCTCTGTTTCTTTAACGCAATCATCATTAACTACCGTATATCTTTTGCCTTCTACTTTCACCGTTTCCACCCCCATCTTTCTCTGCAATCTTTCAAATCGCCTTATGTCATTTAATCCGTATTCTTTTACTATGTCCGTCATTTTCGTCACCATGGCATCATGATCTTTCCACTTGCGGAGCAGTTCGTCTTTTATGGCTTTTTCTTCTTCCGTATAGATTATGTCTATAATTACTTTTTCTTTTTGCAGGAATCTGTATATCCGATGTAATGCCTGCATGAAATTATTTGCTTCGTAATCAATTCCCAAAAAGATAGCTCTGTGGCAATAATGCTGGAAGTTGCAGCCGCTACCAGATAATGATTTCTTTGTTGCAAAGAGCTTTATTTTTCCATCTGAGAAATCAATAACCTTTTTCTCTCTCAGATCCATGTCCATGGTGCCGGTGATATATTCAACCTCAGGTATAGCTTTCCGGATAGCGTCGCGCTCTTTGTCTGTGTCGTGCCAGATAAGAAAATGATCTTCTGGCGATTCTTCAACGATCTTTTTCATTTCCTCAATGCGTTTTTCTACACTTTCCCGCTTTACCTGTGCAGCTTCTTTAAGCCCTTGCGCGGCCTCGTTGAAAAGTAACATCTGGCCATCTTTGTCATAGTTGGACATATATTTCGCCGGTAACTCATGCCACCTGACTTCAAGATCAGGGAGGTCATATCCATCATCTGAGTAGTTCGGGTTAAGATCAGACGGCTTTGATACAAATAACGCCCATGATGACATCCATAACCAGAATTCTTCTTCGCGAGTCGGATATAATGTTAAGTTGTTTGCTTTTGTGCTGTCTCTTTTGAAATATCTTGTTAATGCGCTGCCCGTATCACAGATCCCCAAATATCCCGCATAGTGAATTAACTCTTTTTTTCTATTCGGTGCTGGCGTAGCTGTTGCTACAAACTTATACCTCACCTTCTTAAACTTAGGTAAAAAAGTCTGATATGTCTTGCTTCCAAAATCTCGCAATACTGAAGCCTCATCTAATGTCGTAGCCGTGAAATATGCCGGATCTATATCACCATCTCTGACACGCTCATAATTGGTTATCATCAAATCATTTTCACAAGATTCTATTTCTGCCATGTTGCGAACATAAGTAGGCGGGATATATCCCAGTATCCTTTCAGAATCTCGCTCAAACTCCTGACGCACACCGAGCGGACATATTATCAGAGCCTTACCGCTTTCGTGCTTTAATACGGTGTGAAGGATCTCGAGCTGAATAACGCTCTTGCCTAATCCGTATGACGCAAACACAGCTCTACATCCCCCCCTAATAGCCCACTGGACTATTGCCTTTTGATGATCTTTCAAGTTGGGGTTTAGCTCTTCCAATGAAATATCAAACCCGCTTTCCTGAGATATATCTATTTTGCTTTCCAGAAATTCTTTATATGTCATAATCTTCCTTAACGTCTCCTTTAATCATCGCCCCAAACCTCACCGGTTTAGGTATCCCCTTCTCATACTTATCACACGTCCCAGGCGGACAACCTTGCCTTTGCCTTGTATAGATGATGTAATAGCAGGCCGTATATATTCTGCCTATGGTCATGGTAGTGTGATATTTACATTTCCGACATAGTTCCGGTGTTACTTTCAGCAGCTTTCTTTCGCTCACGATATCGTTTGCATCTTTCAGCGTTCTTCCCACTGATGACGTCTCTTTGATTTTTTCGCCGTGCGACTTCTCTGCCTTTTTCTGATTGCACGTACCGCTTTGTCCTTGCTTTCCCTTTGTCTGAGTGGTTGTATTTATTCCACCGCTTTTTCTCTTGCTCTGTGTATACTCTGAGATTCATAGGTCTTGGTATCTCTCCGGATAGTAGCTGGGATGGTAGGATACCTTTTCGACTTGCCATGATCTCAATGTCTAAATAATCGCTGTAGTCCATATCAATTAAATTGTGTTACTGTTTCTTACGGATTGACGGATGGTAACCTATCATCCCCTTTCTCCTCCAATGCCTTGACCCTTGTTGACAGTACGGCTATCCTTAATCCTGCCGCATAAGTCAGGTCTGCTATCTCCCCGGAGCGGGTGGATGCGTAGTCTCTAAGGTACTTTGTCAATTCATCATCTGTCATATCTCTAAAGTTCATCTTATTCGCCCTCTCATTTCTCTTCATCGGTGTGACTGGCGACTCCTCGTTTTTTACCTGTGGCTCAAACTTACGCCTGCAATACAAGCATGGATTTCCGACTTCGCATTTATCGCAAGGCTCTTGCTCCAATTTCTTAATTGCCGCCTTGACGGCATTGACATCGTCCGCATAATGTAATTGAGTAAGCAATCGATTTAACTGAGTTATTATTTTTGCATTTGCCATTATTACCTCCCTGCTACATTGCAAAAAATCGTGATCATTTCGGCCATAATAGGAAATATGATAGGAAATATGATCTCCGAAAGAATGCCGATTATTGCAATATCCAAATATGACAACCTTGGGGCGGTCAAAAAGGTAATTACTTTTTTCATTAATTTTTCCATTCGCATCGGCTCTTTTTTTAACTCAAACCTTCCTGGCCATCTCTTCCACTGCTTTCCTCTGATCGTCCGTGTATATCATGTCGAGGTTGCTTCGCGATCCGAGTATGTCGCAGATATGTACCAGCATCTGAGCGTCGGTCACTGGCTTTGGTAGAACCTCATTGCTTTTCTTTGATGTAGTCCATTCTCCGGAATGAGATGCGATCAGTCTGGCTATATATTTCTTTTGTCTTGCGTCGATATCGTGATCTGTTTCTGTTGCTTTTATCCATTCAGCAGCAGATAGAGGATGTGTATGTGCGGTATATTGACCGCCCTCTGTCTTTTGGGCGTCATGGAGGATTGCAGCTATCCTCAGGCAATCCCTTTGCACGGGATCCGGGTATTTCTCCTTGGTGTATTCCAGACTCAGAATGTAGTTCATTATGGTCGCAACCATAATTACGTGGTATGACTGTCCTCCTGGCCGACACTGTGTAGCATTGTGATATTTAAGCGTAGTCGAGCTCGGCATCGTAAAATTGTAATCCGGCATCAGTTTTATCATGTCAATGCAGTACAGCCTCATGCTTTCATTTTCGAAGCTTTCTAATACGCTTCTAAATACGTCTACCTTGCTCATTCGTTAGAACCTCCCTCAATCTCATCCGTTATTGTGAGTATGTTATGTCTCATATCCTCCCATCCTCTAACTTCACACTTATAACCTAACTTTTCGTATCCTGGTATCGCCCTCTTCAGATCGCTCCAGCTTGAAAACCTTACTTCTTTTTCCATGATCCGCTCTTATTATTTCTTTGTAGTGTTTTAAAGAGTCAGCTTTCTTCTGCTGCTTTTCTCTCTTTTGATATCCTGCTATTAGACATTGTTTGTAATGCATTTCCTTTAGCTGTTCGTTTATCATGATATGTTCCTCGTAAATATAGCCTGCCACGGTATTCCGGTATGCCTCTTGGCTTCTGGCTGATAGATACATTTCTCGTGCTTGCAAAAGCATTGCTGCCTGCATTCCGTACAGTATATGCACTTATTCTTCTTTCTGACGGCGTATTTTATCCTTCTCATTTTCTTCTCTCTTTCTCCGTCGCGTCTCGGCATGATGTGCTGCGTCGTATCTTAGGTGGCATGGTGCGCACAAGGCTTTCAGGTTCCCCGGACTTATGTCCTCCGGCCTATGATTCATATGAGCCACTGTCAGTGTGTTCCTGTGGGTGTCAAAAGGCTCTCCCGGCCTCCTGCACTGCTTTCCGCAGTTCTGACATTTCCAGCCCGCTGCCTCTTTGACCTTTCTCGCTATCTCCTTCCAGTCTTTCGGATACAGCTCCCTCACCATCGGCATAGCGTCACCTCGTCAGAATACTCACCATCTGTCCGAATCGGGTAAAGGGAATCATGTATTTCTTGAAAAAAGAATGTGGGGCATTGTGATCATCGATATAGATATCTGCGTATATCTTGCGACTATCATCCCCGTACTGCTTTGCATTATCGGCGTCGGGCTCGTTTATCCCATCGAAGGAAAGTCCCTGGGCTTCACAGAATGCCACAGCCTCGCGCAGGAGATCCCTGCTCCCGGGCTCGGACCCGAAATAGGGGCAGTGTGTTCTCATAGTCCACAATATGACTTTGTGCCCCTCGCTCCGCATTTTAATAAGCTTCTTTATGAGCTTCGTGTTCGGAGCGCCGATATCCGGCCATCTGTTCTCGCAGAGAGTACCGTCGAAGTCTACCGCTATGATCATTCTGTCATCTCCTCCAGAGTCTCAATGTATCCGGCGTATATGTCTGCCAGGTTTACGAGTTTGTCAGCCTTAAGAGTCAGACCGTCGGTGTAATCGATCATGATCTGTATAGCTGCTCTTAGAGCTTCCGTCTGCTTATTGGACTTTGCTATGGCTTCGCTGACTGCTTCTTCCATTACGGCATCCTTTTTGCTTCTTCTTTTCTTTCGTCCCGCTGCCACGGGCGCGTCTTCTTTTGGGGATATATTTGCAGCGTTCTCCGTTTGCGCCTTTCTTTTGCTCCCTGGCTTGGGCCCCGGCTTTTTCCTTGGCTTCTCTTCCGGCACCTCGGGATCCATGTTCTTGCTCTCCTCGGCCTCTTCGGTGGATGTTATCATGCTCTCCATAAATTCTTCTTTGCTCAGTATCCTTCCCATCTCTTACCTCCCTCGATTTAAGTAGTAAACTTCTCCCAGCGTGAATGTAGTTACTATGTACCCGCTTTTGTACTGCTTCGCGCACTCAAGTATGTTCGGATACGCATTCAGCACTGTCATCTTTCCCTCGGGCGTCTCTATGGACTTCCCGGGAAGCTTCTTCGCCCATCTTCTTAGCACGCTCTTGTGCTGAGCTGGGCACATGAATACCTTGTAAAGCACATCATCGGGGATGCCCTCTGTGATTCCTTGTCTTACGGTGTCATTAACGGTCTGATAGGATACCTCATACTTCTCCGCGATCTCGTGCCGGTCTCCGCCAGCTTCGACTTCACTGGCGATGGAAGCAGAGCGTTCTTTTCTTTTTCCCGCCGCTTTCTCAGCTTCTTCCATTCTGTAATCTCGTAAATACTCCCCCACTGTCTTAAGGGCGAGACCATACTTCTTTGCTATCTCTCGCTGTGTCTTTCCAGCCTTGTATTGATTTATCACTGCATTTTTACGTATAAGCTTTGCTTTAGTCATGATTCCGCCTCGCTTTCCGTCTCAGCAGGAGGCTCGCTTGCTATGATAGAATCTATGGCATCGTTCCAGCCTTCCGTGTATAGGTTCGTGGCTACGGGGAACTTTGCAAGCCTTAAGTTTTGCCTGCTTATAAGATCATCTTTATCTGTCTTTGCCATACCGCTTTCCTTTCTTTTTATTGGCTCCCGGCTTTTGGTTATTTTGGGGCGCCTATGCCGGGAGCCTCACCGTGACAATCCGCCCCCTATCTTATAGATAGCTGATTCCGTACCGCTCTCTGAATACTTCTCTCGCAGGATCATCGCCCTCATCGATCTCCTGAAGGGCTTCAAGGGTGGTTCTGTAGAATTCTTTCTCATAAGCCACCTGTCCGAGCATCTTGGACAGCTTTTCTGCTGCAGGGTTATCGTGGATCCTGTTCGTGATGGATCCGGTATTATGCTCGTCGTTTGTGAGCGGTAATATGAGGCCGTCCTGATCGGCCAGCTTCCTTAGTCCGTTACCGGAGATCAAATGATGATCGCACTCTTTGACGTGTGCGCTGAATGCGCTCATCTCAGTGTATTTCGTTAATATGCTCTTCAATTTGGGCTCCATTCATCCATAATGTCATCCTCTTTCACTGTCCGCTTAAGGTTCAGGCCTTTTGCCGAGCGGTATATCTTTATGGTGGTGGCATCATCAACCTTTACCGTAACCTTATCGAGCATCCCATACGCTACAGGCTTGAGACATGCTATCAGAGCAAGACGCGCCGAGTCTTTCATAGTCTCATATCTTTCGTTGATCTTGTCGGTCAGCACCCTCACGGAGGTATCCACCTCCCGTGCGTCTTTGGAATCCTTGCAGCTGCACTCTGACGATGCTATCTTGTTCTTTTCTTCTTCCGTGGCATCCGGATCTGCCTTGATCGTCACGAGATTATGACAGTATTTGCAGGTTCCGGTTGTTGTTATGAGTCTTCCGGGTTCAAGATCCTCGGGTTTTTCTATGTTTATATCTTTTACCATTGCTTAATCCTCCATGAGCGCATCCAGCGCATTGTCTACGAGAGCCTGATCCATGTTTATGATGGTCTGTATCTTCCACTTGATCGGATCCAGCCCATCAAGAGCCTGTTCCCATTTCCTGTTTTCAAAGGCAGATCTGAGTTTGTCTATAAGCGTCAGGGTATCATGGTACAGTGCCGGTACCTTCGCCTCTTGCGATATCGCATTTTCATCTTTTTCTTCAGTTTTAGGTTCGGGCATAACAATTTCCGGCTCTTTTTGTACGCTCTTCTCTGCTTTCTGTACGATTTTCTGTGACTTTGAGGTCTTTACCTTCTCGGGTTTCTTGGGAGTTTCTTTTATCTCCGGCTCCTTGCCGTAGATGTCCTTATACTTCTGCTCCGGGAAGGGTACGGTCCCGATCAGACTCATGATGGCATTGTCGATATCCTTAAAGGTAAGCTCCTCTGTCCGATTCTCGCGAACATATACCACCTTGACATCTTCCATACTTTCGATGGAGATCATGATCTTCCCGGTTCCCGGCACTCTTGCAATCAGCGTGGCTCTTCCCTGTGGAGCCAGGATGTCGTATGCATCTTCAGTGTCTTCTGCCTTGCCGAGTGCGACGAACTCTTCCGGGCGGTTCTCAAGGTATGCTTTGATGAATTCCTCAAGGATATCTCTCTCGGGCTGTCCCGCTGCCTCTATCATGACCTCGACGTCTGATATCTGCTGCTCTTCCTGTACCTCGCTCTTTATCTCTCTGATATCTTTCACTGTCATGTCCGGTGTGACTATCGCGGCCACTTCCGACGGGAGTGTCAACATCTCTCCGAGCTTGGAATAGGTGAATGCTGCATACTCTGCCTTAAGCTTTCCGCTGCCATCGCCGTACCTCTCGGCGATATTGATAAATCTTGAAGTCACCGACTCTTCAAGACCGTATTCGCGGCGGGCAAATTCGCCCATGGATGCATATCCGGATGCTGCAAGGATATCTGTATCTCTTGCCTGCATAAGCAGATGTCCGATCACGACAAAGTTTTGTGTGGTCTCGTTTATGGCTCTGTCAAGCTGTTCTTTATACCCTTTGTAGTCGCTGTAGGTTATTATTTCCATCATTGTGCCTCCTGCATTACCGGCATGAAGTCCGCTTCAAGGACATCTGCGAGGAGCTTCCCCTGCAGTACTCCGTGCCATACTCTGTTCCCGTTCTTCCTGAGCTCCTTCAGTTCCTTGATCCTCAAATCGTTGCTTTTCTTTCCCAGGGCTTTGTCCTCCTTGCTGAGCTTCTTCTGTATCGCCCGCTGCCATCGGGCGAGGAATTCTTTTGCGTCTTTGAAATCATCATTTTGCCTGTCGCCTGTGGTGCGCTTCTGCCGGATGTTTCCTGAAGGTTCTACTTCCAGTGTGTAGTACGGCTGTTTCGGATCCGACACCTTGCGGAGGAAAAGGATATAACTTTCGTTCGTACTTATCCGGTCGAAGTAAAAGTCGCAGCTGTGTACACAGTGCTTCAAGATCATCCCTTCTCTTACTATGTCCCCTGTGGACTTAGGCGCTATGATCTGATACTCCTTGCCGGTATATTCGTATTTTTCAAGCTTAGGGTATGTCCTTTTCAGCTTTTTCCACTTCCTGTCTATTCTGCGAGCCTCGGCCTCTATATCCTTGCCCTGGAGCATATCGAGGGCTTCATTGTGCGAGATTCTTACGTCTTTCGGCTTGTAGTTCCTTTCAAGGTCAAGCGGGATCTTGAGCTTCTTGGCCATATCGATATAATCGCGCCAGCAGGTATATGTGTAGTCCCATGTGTATCCGTGATCCCTGTATTGCTTTTTTAGATACTCCCATATCTGAGGATAGGTCATATGGTCAGAGATAAAGCTAAACGTCCGTGTGTTATATCCTGCGTCCGAGAAGAGCCTTATCATTTCGTCCGGCCATATCCTGTTTGCCCGCTTCTCTGTTTGCAGCCACTCAAGCTCCCTGGACCCTCCGTTCATGGCTTTGAGCCTTTTCAGGCGCATCTTGTCGAGCTTCAGGGCTTTGTGCAGTTCGCTGTCCTCGGTGAATTCTTCAAGCTCCCATGAGTATCTGTTTATGAGCTCGCAGAGGAGTTTATAGAATCCGGCATTGGCCAGCTTCTCATATAGCGAACCCCTGACCATCCTCTTTGACCATTTGCCTATGGATATCTCCTGATGCTGCGTCTTTGTGATTTCCTTCAGGTGCTCAGCGTTCGGCAGGAGGTTTATTCCTCTGGGATACAGTACTGCAGCATCGTCGTAGTACCAGCTGGACATAGTCGGAAGCCAGCGCATGCATTTGTTCTTGTATTTATCCCAAGCATAATCAGAGTGCGCCGCGTTTCCATGTATGGCTCTCCGGTATTCGTATATGTCGATGAGTGGAGCCCAATACTCGGACCTGCGGTAATACATGCGAGCCCGGACGTATCTGATGACATGCCCGCCGGGATAGGCCTGTACCATCTGGGCGTATGCCACACCGGAGGTGAGCGTTTTTATTTTTCCGGCGCTTTTGAAGGTTACCCGGCTCTTGCATTTCGGACAGACATCCTTTTTGTTGTTCTTTGGCTCCATGCCGGAGATGTCCACTTCGCAATTACAAAGAGAACAGAAGCCTTTTTTGATGTTTTTCGAATATCTGTAAAAAATAAAATGGTCTTTGATGCACTTCCTCCGGATCCAGTCTTTGAAGTTCTTCGGGAGCTCTTTGATAGGCTTCATGTCCCTGTCCCATTCGGCGCACTCCTTCGCCTCCTTCTTCTTGATCCTCTCCGCGAGGATGTTACTCTGGTAGTTGCTTACCGCCTGGAAGGCTTTTCCTTTTTGACCGAGCGCTTTCCTGAACTTTTTATCTGTGGCTTCGTTCGACCAGCTTGTCGCCTTATAGCTCCGGTAATAATATGATTCCCATGAGATGAGGTTGTTTATCATCGCCGTCCGCCAGCTTTTAACGCTGCCGTCTTTGTTTTTCTCAGCGCTGATATATCGGCAATCCTCTGTGTCGATGAAAATATCATACTGTGACTCTTTGTTTCCCTCTTTGATCCATTCCGCATTGAACAAAGATATTTTTACGAGATCGTGAGTCATTACGGCGCGGAGATAGTAGTGATAAAGCCCTTTGTATGCTTTTCCGTAGTAGTTTTTTTCAGAAGTCGTCGTTTTGGCCAGCTTCGCTATCTTGGTGGTCGGGCTTATCTTCTGCATCTTCAGGCACTCAGCTTTGCGCATCTTCGACCTCCTTCCCTTCGAGGTTGTAGTATCTGCCGGGCTGGATGCCGTCACATCCGACCTTGTAAATAGCCAGACCGGTGATATTATGCCTCGAATTCTCCCGGATAAGTCCCAGTACAGTGCCTTTCGTGCCGGAGGCTGCAGGATCCTTGCCCCTGACGATACAAAAGAAACTGTCTGAGCCTTTGTCCTTATGGACGTTCGCCAAGTCGCTATACTTCGGATGACTTTTCATGTACCTCATGGCCTCGAAGACGATCTGCTCGGCTGTGAGCCTTTTGCCGATCTTCATGACGGTGCAGGATATCTTTGTGTCGCTCCCGTCCTCGTCGATATCTCCCAGCGCTTCCACCGGACATATGACGGTGTCTTTCGACTTCGCATAGTACCGGTAGCAGTCGAGGATATAGGACGCACAGTGGAAGCCTGTACTGTGAGCCTGTGCCTCGTCTTCTCTGTAAGTCCTGCCCTCCTGATACTGATAACTGCCTTTCCCAAGGGTGCAGGTCATGTTTTTGTTGAATGCCTTGAACGCCCTCATACTGTCACCCCGTAGAATTCGCCTATGATCTTCTTTACGTCTCCGGTACCGGGGATCCCCATATATAGCGGCGTGCGGATACCCGCTGCCTTGGCTATATCATCATTTACCCTGACTTTGCCTTCAAAAGCCTGCTTTAATATCTTTCCCAGGAGGCCCTTGATCTGCTTTCCGTCGAATACAATCTTCTCGGCCAAGTCTTCCGAATCCGCTGCCATCGACTCAAGCGCCCCCATCCAGTCGCCGATAACGCCCTTCGTATCGAGCTTTTTCCTATCTCTCTCGACTGCGGCAAGGGCAAGTATCAGCGGTGTGGCCAAGGTCTCCGCTCCGTCCAGATAGTCCTCTACATCCTCTTTTTCGATTCCGTATTTTTCGGCAAGATCATAGAGCCCTTTTGTGTCGCCGCTGCTCCTGAGCCTGTCCGCTTCATCATTAAATTCCCGTGTGCTTGTGATATTCATGTAGTTCCCTCCTGATAATGTTAATCAAAATCTATCCCGCCGCTGTTCTTTGCTGGCTTCCTTCGTTTTCGATGGCCTGAAAACGCTGATTTTGTGTCTTAAAAGTGCCCTCCCCGCTGGAAACATCAGTGCCAGGCTATATTTAAATGCGGGTCGTATTGCTCCGCTCCGAGTCTCCTCATGATCTCGTTTTCCGTGTCATGGGGCGGACGGGCTTTGATCTCCGGAGCTTTGTCATCGATCAGGGCTTTGACCCGCTGCCACTTTGCCGCGTGCTCCACCTCTCCGCCCTTAGAATTCTTCCATCCGTTAAGGCTCCATACGGCAAGCCTGCTCTGGTTGATGGCCATGATCACGCCCGGGCAATGGCATATTATTGTGACAGGTACATCATTCCCGTCGCTTACCCTTGTTAGGGATGCTATAAGCGCTTCCAGCGTGGCTCCCTTTTGGTTCGTGTCCACCGCTGAGTGGTCTTCCCTTGCTCCGAGCTCCTTCCCGTCTTTTACGCACTGCATCAGATAGGCGTACCTTGCTCTGTCTTCCCCTCTGACCGGTGCATTGGTGTAGATGTACAGTCTTATCTCTTTCATCTTTCTCCTTGATCATCGTGTAGTGGAGTAGGGGAAAGCCTGTCATCGTGAACCCATTCCATACAGTGTCTTTTTCCACGTAGTATCCTTTCTTTGGTTTGGGTTCCTCTCGGAAGTATCTGGCGTTTATTACTTTCCTGGTCTCTTCCGGCTGTGTCAGGTTCTTCGAGCATACATACATCTGCCCGGGCTTCTCTCCATGTTCGATCTCCTGCTCCTTTGTCTCTTTAGCGTTCCGTATATAGTAATCAGCGAGGTCTCTGTACTGGCCGTCACTGTAAAGCTGTGTCATGGATACATGGCCATGTATCCAACATCCGGCGAAGATCGCCATATCGGGCATGGCGTTAACTGTGATGTGTATATGGCGCCTGTGCTTTCCTGCCCCGATCACATAGATGAATTTCAGTTCCACTCCGAAGAGCCTTGCGCACTTCCTCAGTCTCTTAACGAAGTCTGCTGCATCGTTCCTTACCTGTCTTATGGATTCAGGTTCTGTCTCATAGGTGAGGGTCATGCTCCAGTACTCACGATCGTTGAAGTTAGCATTCATCAGCTGTCTGAGTCTGTCTGTTCTGTGCCTCAGGTTTGCTTTCTCTATCCTTTCAGGTGTTGGGGAGAGCTTCCTCCTCCTCTTTCCTTCAGGCACCCCTCCTGTCCTTATGGAATAATACCGGTAGGTCTCTATGGTCTTTCCGGCTTTTACTGTTTTCTCAATGTACAATATGAGTCCTGCCTTGTCGTAAAGATAAACGGTTTATCGAGCGCTTAAAACCGTCTTCCCTGTTACCGTCAGGCCACATATTGACATTTTCAACATTTGAAACTACAATATGTAGTGTGCATGTGAACGGTAACGTTCCCGGGCTGATGCGGTTATCCGTGTCAGCCTTTTATTTTTTGCTGAGTGGCTACTGTAAGCACTATAGCCCCGCTATCTACGAGCTGCTTATAGACGGCATAGCCCATGTATTCCTGGGGCGAACTCCATCCCCTGCCCTTGCTCCAGTCTCCTGCCTTGAGCTCCCTGCCCTCTATGTATTTCTCACACGCGAGGTCGAAGATCCGGATCTTCTCTCCTGTAGATATCTCTGCAGAATGATTTTCTATACTATTTTCCATGCCGCTCCTCCAGTTCTTCGGATATTTCCAGCACTTCCCTGGCGTATCCTGTGACTACGCCAGTCCTGCGGTATTTATCCGCGCCTTTTGCGTTGCCGTTATATGCGAATAGTGCTTCTGCTATATCGCCGGTTTCTTCCTTTAGCTCTGCAAGATAATCGGTACCGGTCTTGATATTCTCCCAGACTCCGAAGACGTTCCGGACACCTAACCGGTTCATCCTGTCCACATGACAGGATGGTTTTATCTGCATGAGTCCCTTGCAGGATTTATCCTGACTCTGTGCGCTGGGGATACATCTTGACTCTACCCAGCACATAGCTTCTAAGGTTTCCGGGCAGATGTCGTATTTACCCCCGTAGTATTCGCACCAGAACTCTATTTCTTCCGGTATTTCCACTGTTTCCTCTGCCGCAAATGCGATCCTGCAGAAGAAGGCCAGGCCGAGCACGAGTCCGATCACGATTCCTGTAAGATATTCTTTGATCTTTTCTTTTTTCTTCATTTATCTGCTCCTCTATAAGTCTGATTCTTTGATCTGACCCCATTCGGTCGGTGTGAAGCCCAGTACTTTATCAAGCTGTGTCAGCTCGTAAAGCCGGAAGCTCCCCGGATCCCTCCGCCTTGTTTGTGCCAGAGTGGCGGGGTTTATCCCGGTTCTCTCGGCGAGTTCCATGATGCTCTTTATGTCGCATCTGACCATGGCCATGCGGATGATCTTCCATATTATTTGTGTATCCGTCATGAGGTCGCTCCTTGTTGTATCTTATACAACTTTTTTGACAAAAAAATACGGTCTCTTGTTGTGTCATCCATATGCAGAGCTGATGCAAGCCCCATTATTTCGGTAGCGGTGAATTCGCCTATGCCGTTTAATCTGTTGTAAAGCGTGTTGCGAGCTATGCCGGATTTTGACGCTATAGCGCTCATTTTCATACCGCTTTCAGCAATGCACTGCTGAAGTAGTTCCATATCCGTCACCTTTTCCCTCCTTTCTTTGCTTGCGCTTTAGTTGTATTTCATTCAACTTTGACCACTATATCATGCGGTTGCATTTCTGTCAACATTTAATATAAAATTGTTTCATAGAATACATTTATTTGTTTATCGAGGTGACTATGAATAATTCTAATATAGTAGGAGCAAATATAAGAAGCCTCAGAAAACAAAGAGGCTGGAATCAGGAAACCCTTGCCAAGAAAACCGGATATGCTGATAAAAGTATGATTTCCCGCATCGAAAACGGATCTGTCGATCTGCCGCAATCTTCTATTATGCAATTCGCGGAAGTTTTTGATGTAGAGCCGGGAGTTCTATTGAGAAAGCCGACGACTAAAGTTGAATACTATATATCCCCTGACACTGCAAGGCTCGCTCAAGAGCTCTTTGATAATCCTGATATGAGAATGCTGTTTGACGCTGCCAGGGATAGCAAACCGGAAGACCTGCAAATGGCCGCCGATATGCTTAAGAGATTCAAGGAGAGTAATCCAGATGGATAATATCTTTATTTACTTTGCAAACTTACCTGATCACGTCAAGGAAATGATCGCGCCTTGTTATGATGGATACACTATATATTTAGATAGTAATTTAGACGAAATCCAGAAAGTTGAAGCCTATAATCATGCTTTGTCTCATATAATAGGTGAGGATTTTGAAAAGCATGACGTGAATGCTATAGAAATCAACGCACATAGAGAAGGAGGGATAATATTATGAGTGAAACCGTGTCAAGTATTCATGCTGTCATTTTGTTTTATGGCTCCATATTTGCAGCAGGGGTTGTCCTGGCGTTTAATATCTATGCCATGAACTATTTCAAGAGTGAGCCGTTTCTGGCTATTAAGCAGCGGATCGCAAATTATGTAGCTGACTGCAATGCCCTGAATGAGCATATCACGGATTTGCGGAACACATACGCTTCCATGAGAAAGACGGACTACGGGGAAGCTACCTATCAGAATATCAGTCAGTATAAGTATAAGAAGTCCGGCTATGCGAACTACAAGAGCAAGCCTAATATTGTGGAAGTGTCCAAGACCGTTTGCGACGGCGCAAGGAGACAGCCCTTCAAGTATATCTGTAAATATTTCAACATTGCGCCTACAGAGGAGACTTTGGAGCAGTTTGAGGACGTCCTGAATAATTTCATAGCCGCTGAAGATGGTAAGGTTCTATCAGAGCGGACCCGTACCGATATTTTGCGGAGTATTCGCACCGAAGTGCCCTGGATCATCAATAATTTCTTCGGTGCCCGCTTAGCCCGTGAAGTAGGTTTCCAGCCTTACTCTTTTTCGTCTGTATATTTTCCGACTTATTCCTTCAGGTATATAAGTTCCGGTGGTAAATCCGGATCACAGTTTGATATAACATTTGATATACCTATGTTGGAGCGCTTCATCGGTTACTTAGGTGATGTTGTCAAATTCAAAAAGAGTGCTACCGGTCAACGCCGTCTTATGACGCCGAAACTGAGGGCATTTATAATCGAACGTGACGGCCACACATGCCGGATCTGCGGAAATTCTACCATGGAAGAGCCAAATCTGCTTTTAGAGGTCGATCATATTATCCCTATAGCGAAGGGAGGGCTGACTGCTGAAGATAATTTGCAGTGTCTTTGCTGGAAATGTAACAGATCTAAGGGCACAAAGGTGGTGTGATATGGCCAAAGCGAGAAAACTTCCATCCGGTTCCTGGAGATGCCGGGTATACTCTCATACAGACGAGAACGGCAAAAAACACCAAGAAAGCTTTACGGCACCCACCAAAGCCCAAGCTGAAATGCTTGCCGCAGAATACGCCGCCAGCAAGCACCGCCGCGCCCGTCATGATATCACAGTCGGTGAAGCAATAGACGGCTATATTACCGCAAAGGAGCCTGTATTATCCCCGTCAACTATCCGGGGATATGACCGGATGCGTAAGACGGATTATGATATGATAGCGAAGAAAAAGGTACAAAGCCTCACGTCTGAGGACTTGCAGCTTTTCGTGTCCGATCTCGCCCGCAAGAAGTCCCCTAAGTCCGTCCGTAATGCTTATGGGCTTCTGACCGCCTCTGTGTCTCTATACGCGCCTGATTTATCGTTCAGGGTAACTTTGCCCGCCAAACCAAAAAAGCGCCCTGAATCGCTCTCGGACGATGATGTGAGGGCATTCCTAAACGCCGCGTCACCTAAGATGAAGAAGCGTATAGCTTTGGCCGTCCTTGGCCTCAGACGTGGCGAGATATGCGCGGCGAAATATGAGGATATCAAAAACGGTGTGCTCCATATACATTCAGACTGGGTACAGGACAGACATAACAAGTGGATTCTGAAAGAAATGCCTAAGACATCGGAAAGTGACAGATACATATTATTGCCTGCTCCGCTCTTGGAAATGATAGGCGAGGGCGAGGGTTTTATAGTAGACGTCAACCCTGACACTCTCAGCCGTAGTTTTGAACGCTTACGGGATAAAGTTGGGATAAAGACACGCCTCCACGATATGAGACACTTTTTCGCTTCGACCGCCGTAATTCTTGGGATACCTGATATCTACGTGGCGGACATGGGCGGATGGGGCAGAGACAGCAAAGCAATGAAGTCCATCTATCAGAATAATATCAAGAGTATGAGTGACTACTACAGTAAAAAGATGAGTAAACATATAGCCGGACTACTCAGCGAAAAAGAGGATGCATAGGCACCCTCTTTTTGCTGTGGCAAACACGAGCATACCGGGAGGATCAGACCCCCTTTCCGCGCCGTGCGCATATTTAATTGAGTCAATTATATCACATTTTGTGCAAAAAGTAGACACAAAAGTAGACATGGAGAAAATTAAAGCCCTTAACCACGCGGGTTAAGGGCATGCGTCCAGGGGGAGTCGAACCCACTTGATTTTATACGTAAAACCGCGCGGTTATGCGGTTCTTTGGCTTTTTTGTGCTTTTTGTAACATATGTGATTTATAGCACAATATAAGGCTTTTATAATCCAATATAACAAAAGGTAGACACGAAGGTAGACACAAAAAATAATATTGCAAAAAAGGACTCGACATATACAAAGAAGACTTTCAAGAGAAAAAATAATATATATGCAATACGGGGGCGGCGTCTCGACAGGGAGAAGGTGAAGAGGCACACCCCCGCATCGCTTCAAAGTTTAAGTGCGGCTCTTGTCAGTGTGCCGCAGATGCCATCTACTACAAGATTATTCTTTTTCTGAAAATCAAGCAGTGCTCCTATGGTCATATTTCCGGCTATTCCATCCACTATCAGCTTATAACCCTTGGTGTTAAGCTCATACTGTAGCCAGCGGACATCATTGCCCTTGCTGTTAAGCTTGACCGCTTTTGTAGGCTCTGGATAAGGATTCCCTGTCTTTTTCTCCACACTTCCCGTCACGAACAGGGCTCTCTCCGCCTGTCTGCGCCTTGTCAGGCCTGCTAATACCTGTCCGCCTGATTTGTTATACAGCAACATGGCATCTGCTATCTGCTGTGTGTCTCTCCCTCTCACCAATTTTTTAAGGTTCCCTGCTCCACAGTTATATGCAAACGACACAAGAGCATCGAACTGATTCTGATTAAGGGATAATCCTGTATCAATAACTGCATTCTCATAGCGAATCAAGTCTTGTGCTAATAATGCTTCTGCCTGTGCCTGCGATATCACCATTCCAGGCAATACATCGGAACCGTAGTGGCCATATCCGATTGTATAACACTGTTCACTCGGAACGGCCTTATATGCCTGCAAACGGCATCCTTCAAACTGTTTTATCAGGTCTATACCTTTTTGTGAAACATTCATCAGATTTTTCCTCACTACCTTTTTCTCCGGCACTACGGTTCCCGTTTCCACCACTGCCGCTACATGATGCCCTTCAGACAGTAGGATATCGCCTACAAGTAGATTGTTGGGCTTTGCCGTATAATCCTTTTCCGTGTAGATATCAACCATTCCTGTGTTTTTTAGGAGATTCCTTAATGTTCTTGTTGTGGCACAATTTCCATTGATTACGAGTTGTTTCTCTTGTAGTCCTGCATAGATGCACCCTACTGTTACTGTTGAACTGCAATCTCCCTCACATGGAGTGTTTATCTTGGATGGATCATAGCCAACATTTCTTGCATATTGAAGTAAACTGTTTCTGTTCTGTTTGTCATAACCGACGCAAGGATTGTTTGCAACTTTTCTCATAAAGTCTGCAAGTTTCTGACGCATAGCCGGAAGTTTGAAGCGTATCACTACATTCCATGGCTTGTTGTACCATGAACGGATGCAGACTTCTTTCCCGGTCTGGTCGCCCGCTGCCCCTCCGGCCGTCTTTCCGTTTTCATCTATACTTGCATGCGCTATTTTTACCATCAGTCAATCCTCATCATGATCTTGAAATATGCATACTGCTATACAGGCTATACATAGGCCGATTACAACGCTTCCGATTATCATCCCCATATCACTGCCCCTGTTTCAGCTGATACACAGCGCACTCAATTAACTGGTTAATCTGCTCCGGTGTTATCTCAATGCCTTTTTCCAGCAACCATGCATAAATGATGTTCTCTACCTCTTTTTTCTTCTCGACACCCTTGCCTGCGCCCTTGATGGTTTGCTCTGCTGCTCTGACAGCTACATCAACCATTTCAAGTATCTGCGCATATCGCCTGTCCTCTTTTAGTGTCTTAAGGTACGGTATTGCATATACGGTCACTAAGGCCGCACATATTGATATGACTACCTTCAAAATGTCAAATGTTATATCATTCATCCTCTCTGTTCTCTCCTTTAATCTTCGTGATCTTTAGGACCCCCGTTATGGCCAGCTCCCCACAGAAGAAACCGTACACACAACCGCTCAAAACATCGTGCGACACCCCTGTTATTATGGAAAAGATAAATTCCATTACCGTATAGAGGATCGCGAAGGATATCGAAAAAATGACGTATTTCGTCAGATTATCGACCTTCTTCCGCTTGTGTCGGCCTATGAACCAGCCCCACACGCCAGTCATCACAAGGATACCGGCGCCGATACCGCCTAAAAAATAAGCCATCTCTACCTCTCCAAAAGATATTTATCCAACTTGTGTTTTTGCTCCTTCATAGCATCGATGTTATTTCCGTCGATGCTATGAGCAATCAGAGCCTGAAGGCTTTCGATCATGACCATGTCGCGCTTCTTAAGGGATAATTCAAAATCCTTAAACCGTTCGTCATGCTCGCTGAAATGCCTGTCTCCTTCAGCGAGGCGTTCCTTGATCTCGCTCACTTCGCTTTCAAGCCCCTCTATCCTCTGATCCTGCTTTTTGTTCGGTTCCTTGAAGTGCTCCACTACCTTGATTATCACGGTAACTGCAGCAGCCACCGCGACTATAGCTCCGCACGCCGCCAGGAAAAGGTTGAACAGGTCGTGCGGGCTTAACATTATCGGATTATCCATCTATCAGACCTCCCTTCTTATCGAGGTTCTTCAGATGGTTTTCCTCAGCCTCGACATTACGGTGCTGTGACAGCTCACTAAGGAGATCATGCAGCATCTTTGAATATGCCTGTATGATCTCCTCCTGCGTAGTTATCACCGTGGTGTATATGCTCATCAATATTCCTCCCCGGTGATCTCGGCGTATTCCTCCGGGGTCATCATGCCGTCTTCCACGAGCTTCATAAGGTCGTTGATGCTGAAATCGCCTGTCTCAAGATCCTCCTGGATAAGGGCTATCACCTGGTTCCTGTACTTTGCCGGACATTTTGAAAGCCTCTGTGTTCCTGCCTCTATCCTGTTCCTCCATATCTTCGCCATTGCCATTGTTTCATCCTCCTTTTTTTATTCTGTCAGCTCGCAAAGAGCATCCTCAATATCAGCTATTCTTTGATCAAGGTCTGTCGTGGTCTCACACAGGGCGTCCTGTGTGTCCTGAAGCCCCTCGTTTACCTCGGAAAGCTTGACGTTACCCGAAAAGACGATTTCCCCGCCGTCAACCTCGCTCAAAAGCACGCCATCTTTGAACAGATAAGCCTTACCGCCTATTGCTACGCCTTCGGCCTTTTCTTTTTTTGTGTCTACATAGATCCCGTGTTTGACCCTTATATAGCGCGGGGTCTCGCACATGCCTATAACGTTGCCTTTGTCAATCACTGCATACATTCCGTTACCTCCAATCTGTTTTTTATTTCTCTTAAAACGCCTATATCAGCGTTAAAAAAGTCTGCATTAAACAGGATCACGTCTATCCCTGGAATAAGATATTGAGGATATTCGCTCTCCAGCATTTCAATCTCTCCGGGCGTGAACCTATACCCGTTGTCTTTGTTAGGATGGCGCTCTTTGTAAGCTATCGAATAGGTCAGCCTCCCGCGCTCCATTCCATTGCCGTCATCGTCGCGGGCGAAGTGCCGGAAAGCATCATCGCTTTTCCGGCTGCACACCGCCCGGTTGTCTTTCGCAATGAAAGGCCCTATGCTCTCAATGGTATCTCCGGGCTTAAAGAAGTATTTACGTCCGCACACTCCCTTTTTCCTGTATTTCTGATGACATACGTATTGCATCTCTCCTCCTGAATTCCTCTATGTTTTCGCATGAAAAGCCAAACAGTGAAAAGAAAAGCTGCTTAAGCCTTAGCTGTGAATTGTGGTTGTTGGTCTTGTCAAAATATGATAGGGTGCTTGTTACTGATGTATAGATATCCTCATAACTCATTTCCGTCCTGGCAAACATCTTTATCTTGCGTCTGGCTCTTATATAGCTGTTCCTGCATCCATTCTTTACGACCCTACCGCCTATGATCTGGCGTTTCATCTTACAGTATCTGAATGCTTCGCCTAAGGGAGTAATCTTTGTTTTGTTCATGCTTACCGTTATCCCAAGCTCAGAGGCTTTTCTTATGAAAGTCTGCATTATCTCTTCCGGATCCCTGCCGGGCGGTACAAAGATGTGATAATCGTCCATGTAGTGCCCGAAGCCTTTGAGCTGCATCTGGCAGGCCATGTAATTATCCAGCGGTGAAGGAAGCGCTATCATTTCCATCTGAGATGGTTCCACGCCCAGGGGCAATCCCCTGTCACCCTTGCCCGATCTTGTGATAGTGTCTGCTATCTCCCTCAGCTTCGGATTCGGTATCTCTCCATGCCTCTTTATGATTATGTCCCTGTCAGCATTTGGGAAGAATCCCTTGAAGTCTGCCGTAATGACCCATCCTGCGAGGCCGTACTGCTTGATATGGTTCCTAAGCGCCTTGTCGAGCTGCCTCTGCGAGAATTCAAGGCCCTTTCCTTCGAGTGATGCGCCGTTATCGTAGATCATCCTGGGCTTATACATGGGGAGCAGGACTTTTCTGCATAAGGTCTTCTGTATCTGCCTGTCATCTATGTGCGGAGCATCTATAGGGCGTACCTTGCCGCGTTCGTGGATCTTGAAGCTCACAAGGCGGCGGGGTTTGTAGTTGTTCAATGCACGTTTACGGTTTACTGCCGTCCGCGAGAATAAATGCCGGTGAAAGTTTTGCGCCGACTGCTTCCACATGACGCCCCTGCAGCATTTCTCCCCATTAAGGAACATATCGCGGTAGTTAAATACCTCTTCAGCGGTCCCGATGCTCTCCATGAGCTTCTTCCGCTTTTCCCTGCGCCGTTGTTTCCGTCTATGATATCTGGCTTCTTTTCTTTCGGTACTTGTCATGATGAATTATTCGCTGGCACCACACCGGCTTGTAGGGGTCTGTCTGCGATGCTTTGCCTTGACACATGGAGCGGGGTTAAGACCATAGCCCGCCATGCAAGAAGCGTCCGTGTCTTGGCGTATGCCAGCTGTTTTGGCTTATGCCGGGAAGCATTTCTCCTTTCCTGTGGGTCTTCTATGAAGTGCGACCCTGTTTCAGGTAAATCGGCGCCAGCCCATTGCTATTCCGCGAGTTGTTGTTGTTCGCACTGCCGTCCGTGTTGACATTGCAGAAGTTGTTCGCGTTCGACGAGTTAGCCGAGCGACACCACCAATTCGCAGCGGAGTGGTCAGTATATGCAGAAATGCACCCATAGTTACTTTCTATTGAATTTCTCTTTATCCGACTGCAGGAGTGCGGTAATAAGGTTCTTTTCCTTGTCTATCTTTTCGCCTAAACTGTCAGCCATGTTATTTAAGAGATTTACTGCTTCGGCGGGCGGTTTCATCCGTCCTTTGGTATCCGTAAAGCATCCCTGCGGATTCGTCATGATCAGCCTGAATATATGCGACATATGCACGTCAAGCGCCATGACCCATGACCGCGCCTCCAGGAGATGCGACCGCCTGAGATCAAAGCTTGTCTTATCGGTCACTCTTATATTCTGAGCCGCTTCAGTGTGATCCAGGACCATAGATGCAGCGTGTATCGTATCCTGGGCGAAAAGCCTTTGATAGCGGTTCGACAGTCTTACGAGGAAGCCCATCGTTTCCACGAATATCTGATCTGCTACATTAACGAACCCAGCAGTGCTCTCGTGTCTTTTCGATTTCAATACTGACATTTCTATTTTCCTTTACAGCCCATCACGCGGCTTTGCAGCCGGTGATGGGAACCGATTGAGCGATTAGACGAGGAAAGCCGGCGCCAGCCCATGGCTA